AAACATCTGATACGATAATACTGCCTTCCATTGCTGGCAGGTGTCCAGCCAGATATACCACTCATCATCTGCAAACTTCATCCAGTAATCCAGCCCATCCCAATGAGTAGCGCCTAGGGGTTTAGTAAACACAGCGTACCCCCTATGTATATGCCCATAGATAATCCCAAAAAATATAAGCTTATCAAGTCATATCTAATCATTTAAAACCTCCAGCTAGAATAAATCCAAGAACTACACCTAAGTTAATCAAACATATAATTTTAGTCATGCTCACCTCGCAGGGCTTCTTGAATGCATCCGGCATACAAGAAAACCTCTTTCGGCCCGATTATTGCGCAACCTAAGACATGCTCCACAGCCTCAACCTGCTTCTTCTTCTCGATATAACAAGCCTCCATGTTGTTGAGCTGGGCTTTTAGGTCGTTGATGATGGCTTGCTGCTCTTGGAATGCGTACCAAGCCGCACGTACATACAATAAGTCGTCACTGCTTGAACCATAAGAACGGTAGTATTTATCGTTCTCCTCAGAATAATAGATTCCATATCTGAGCTTTTCAGCTATCTCAGGTAACTTCTCAAACTGTTCTCTCATTGACATGCCTCCACGTCTGCGATGGCTTGTGCGATATACGAAGATGCCTCATTGTTTTGTACACAATTGAAATATTCATCTCTCGCATCATCTAACCCACCCAACTTTTCTACAAGCTCATGACTCTCTACAAGGCGTTTTAATTTAGCGATATAACATTCATTAACAATCGTCGTTCCAAATGTAGATGTATCAACCTCAAATACACGAATGAATTCCTTTAGGTTATTAATGCCTATTTGATTGATTTTAATTTTTATTTTTACGCTCACCACCTCATTCATTAGTTCTTTAGCGTCAATAACACCACCACAAGGCGCTTTAAGTTTTCGGAAGTGTTTTTGCTGTATTGGAAGGCTTTTATTTAAAAACTTTTCCGCATTGTCCAACCCAAACTTCTTCACAAACTCAGTCGCTTTCATCTCTAACCCCCTTATTCATGCCATTAAATAAAATCACTTCATTACACTCACAAATACGATGAATGTTTCTCATTGATATTTTATCTAGCCTATATTCCTCACCATTTGTAAACTTGATTACATTACTATGTATGTATAATACCTGTTCTGTATTAACAACCAGATTATCAGCGACTTTTAATATCATCCTAATTCTCCAAGCAGTATTTAATGGCTTGTTCTAATCTAAAGCTGCGATTGACAGCGATATCCCCCTTGAATACGAATACCATCGCTAGACCAAATTCAATGCGATACTCTCCAACTATTATATCTCGGTTATCAAAAACAACCTCTGCCTTAATCATCCTACAATCTCCACATATCCTGTAATACAGTCAGCTAAATACTGATACTTCTGCAATTTAAATCCGTTGTAGCTATCCATAACACCCACCGTATAAAACGTATCATCACTAGACTGAATGCGGAATAAATACGGTTCATACGGCAGCATTGCCATAGGGTTGAGTGGTAGCCAGATCACGCCCGGCCACCAAACAACATGCGAATAAACAACATGAACGCAGCCCACACAGTCACCGGAACACGGGATAACTGATACTCTGCATTTTGTTCTGATGTACGTAATATCCGCTGCAACTCAGTGCGACTACGCAGTAACTCGCGGTTCTCTGCACTAAGCTCTTTATTGAGTGTGGTGCATTTCTCCATAGATTCGCATAATTGAGCATTTTTATCTTGGACTAGGGTTACTAGCTCATTGGCGGTTTTCAGCTCATCAGAGCGCTCCTGTTCGATTTTACGCATAGCATTTAGCTCTTGGTTGAGTTCGGTGTTGGCGTTATGGTATCCGTCCGATTCCTGCATGAGTGAGATGTTCGCTGCCTTAAGGAGTTCAATTTCGGCGTTATGCTTCGCTAAATCCTGTGCCTCTGCCAGCTTCTCACTGAGTTCAGCAATAATCTCTGCATCTGTTTTTACTTCACCGCCATTCAGCACCGCCTGAATATCCTCACACAGTTCTGCCTGTAGCTGAGTAGATGCACCCCGGCGTTGCACTTCACCAAGGTAATTGCGTGAACGCTTTATTCTGCGAGATAGCTCTGATTTAGAGATTTTAAGGGTAGTGGTGGCTTGCTCAATAAGCTGGTTAAGTTTGTTCACGCTGTATTGCTCCATGAATTGGGTGAAGGTATAACTGCGCTCAGTTGTTATTAGGTTGCGTGGGAATGCAAAAAAATATCTATCTGGATTAACTACTACATTATTAGTGTTTCGGTTGATCTCTGTTGCGTCCTTTAAACCCATACTTTTTAGCACCTCGAATACTTGCTCGCGTTGTTCTAAGTTGTCGCAGGTGATGTGTAGGTTTTTCATATCACTTCCCCTGACGCATTTTAGATAGTGTGCGGGTTAAGTCCATAGACTTGCGCTTCACTGTTGCAGCGTGCATGCCATGAGCATAATCACCCTTCTGGTTATTCTTGGCTCTGTCCTCAAGAAGCTCCTGAACTGATTCAATGAATTTCTCGGCTTCTTCTTGCGCTTGTAAAATAGTATTTATGTCCATAGTTCTCATCCAAGTAGAAAATTAATTGCAAGGTAAACAGGTATGTTGACGATCAACAGAATCAGCATAAGTAATGTTGAAGTCACAAAGGCTGATTTAATGCGTTTAAACTCCCATCCCAACTCCTGAGTTTCAAGTACAGCGATAATGATAAATAAAGCCCACCATACGCAGCACACAATAGTCAGTATTATTTTAGGTTCCATAGTGATTCCTCTGTTGATATGGGGATGATAGCAGAGTTATATATAATGTAAAGTATTTTTTTATAGTTGGTGATGGGTGGTGTTGCTGTAACGGTTACTTGATTTTATAAGCAATTGATTTATATAGTATGTAACAATTTAAACTCAATTTTGTTACACCTTTTGTTACGCTAATTTTTTTAATAAAATCAATAATTTGATACCATATTATATATATATGTAACAAGTAACAATTAATTATTATTATTATAGAGAATATATTATCTTCTCTCTATATATAACTATGTTTTCAGAAAAAGCTGTTACACCGTTACATATAAATATTAATTAAATAAATCAATCATTTAAGCGTAACAATAGTACTGTTTCACCATTGTTTCACCAGACAAAAACGTTACACATTAAAAAAACCCTCCAAAGAGGGTTTGATTTATAGACCTAGTAGGCTTAAGTCTATGTGTATGCACCTAGATACTATGCCATTGAATCGAACGGGCTTAGGATACTTTGAAACGCCTTCGATTCTCAGAATCTGTCCTTTCCAGTCACTTTGATACTGTGAGCCTCTCAGCATATTTGTGACTGACTGAGTATTATTGCTGATAAGAAGCCCTTTATCATCCAGTTTCATGCCGTGACGTTGTAGTACAGCATGAGCTTCACTTTGCGACAAATCTATACCTTGCATCATCTCAACGCCATTTATGGCAATATTAACCACCTCGTAAAGAGAAGCTTCGCCGTGAGGGATTTTTATCTTCGACTCAAGAATCGAAGATAGTGTTTTTTTGCTCTCCGTATCCTCAGCATTGTCCTTGTACTCAGACCAGTCGAGCTTATTAATCATGTCGATTGCATCCTGTTCGGTTGCCTCACGATCCTCACATAAAGACCAACATCCAGCAAGTAATGTCCCGTATTGATCACCCTCGCGAACTGTACCAAAAAACTTAGCAGCGGATACGCGAAATACTTCAATATTTTTCAATACAGTTGGAAGCATAACCAGACTTCGAGCAAACATGCGGTCTGATATTCCCTTGTCTAGACCAATATCTAGCAAATTCTTGCTGAGTTTCTTCCAGTTATCGGCAGCGTTCTCTTGGCGCTTTGGAACCAAGTTAAGCACTGTAATTCGCTCCATATCAGCTTGCATCAAGATGTGTACTTGGATGGAAGAAAGCATAAACATGCTGCGAATAAAGAAATGCATCGCATCACCTGTTGCAGTGCCTTTGTATGTGTGTGCGCCTGAATCTGTAGATGATTGGCGGATCAAGGACAGAATATTCTGAATGCGGTTCTGCTCCCTGTCGTTATTTGATTCCGCCTCATCGAATAACACTGGAATTGCGTCATTCTTGAGTTTTTGGCGAATACCCGCTTCTGTAGAGTTACCCTGTGCAAAAACAATATCATTTCCCAATAGCGGATAAATGAAGCTGTTCATGATCGTGGTCTTACCTGATCCAGACTCACCTGTAACCCAGATATGAGGTCGCCAATTCAGCGCGCCACAAATACGCGATAAAAACATCCAGCCGCAGAGCAAGGGAGCTGACGCTGGTTTTTGCCATCTGAACATTTTTGCAGTTTGGAGAATCTTCCGACCATCAGCAAAGGATAACGCTTCTGATTTTTTGGTTTGCATCGTGCGGGCGACTTCGTAAATATATTTAGATTCAATATCACCTACCTCTATAACTTCACCATTGACCCATAGCTTTGAACCGAAGTGAAAAACCACTCGATCATCATCCCACCACGCACCACGCCCACGAACAACATCAGGGTTAAAAATCCCCTCAGCATAACACTTACGAATAAACCAATCAGTTGCAGCTCTCTTGTCAAATCCTGACTTAGCAGGGAATAATAATGCCCAATACTGCTCATTAGCTAGTGTTAAAAAACCTGTTTCACTTAAGTCACCTTTCTTTAGCTCGCATATTTGGTTTTTTTCATACTGAAAAACATAAAACACATCACGATCATAACCCAGAAATTTGAATGGGTCTGTCACTTTATTTTTAGGCATTTTCTGCTCGGTTTTCACTGAAACAGCGTCTGGCTTAAGTACTGGAGTGGGGTATGGTTCCGGCTTCCAGTTTGGGTCTCTGGGTGGTTTCCAGCCTTGATCACAAGCCATTTTATAAATAGTGGCCGCCTTGATGTCATGAATATTTGCGAATGAATCATATTTCCCTCGCATACCATCGGCTACATATTTGCTTGATCTGGATGACCAGAAATCCCACAAGCTAAAACCTAATGGGCCAAGCTCAGAATAAATTGCAGCACCCACACGATACCAATCATCATAACCACATTCACTAGACAGCCACATCACAGCGGACTCAAGTTTTTTTCGCTCAAACTCTTGCGATGATGATTGGTATTCTTTCTGTGTTTTATCCTTGGTTTTTATTTCGGGTTTAATAATTGCTCGAAGTGCATTCACCTTAAAGTCACTAATGCGCCTTACCTCAAAAGGATAGCCATCTACTTGTTTTGCGGTCATTGTTAAAAATTGACTTTTAGCAAAAAACTCCAAGCCTAAATCATTACTTTTAAAGGTATCTTCTGTGTCTGTTTGCACCCAAATATGATAACCCATGCCAGATGGACTAACCTCGGTGTAGCTATTTAAGTCTTGCATAATTTCTTGCGCTTGTTGCATATCAGCATTGCTGTCAATGTCAAGACATGCGAGACCATCACCCGGAATAATGCAAAACCCTAATCCATCATATCGCCCGATACCTAATGCTTTTTTAGCACTCTCAAAAGTATCGAGATTTGACAAATCCTGCTCATCACCTTGACGACCAGAACGAATTTTTCCATTTGTGTAATAAGGAACTTTTGTGGGCTTTTTGCCAGCTTGCTTTTCCTCCAGCCGCCATACAATCCATTGCTTTTTACTTTTCAGTATTTCTGGAAAATTCATAACAGCCCCTTTACATCAAAGTAAGGACTGCCTTTATCACAAATAATCATGATTTCCCCTTAGTCTTAGGTAGTCAATAAGGTTACTGGCAAAGCGTGACTAAATCGCCTTTTCGGATGCCTCCTAGCCAGCATTTGAATATTACAGTCTGGTAGAATTAAACTCAATCATCAAGATAATTTTTTTCATAGTGGTTACATATAAATTTTTCCCTAGCATCAGCAACAATGGCGCGAGCTAGTGCATCCGGGTCAAATCTTTCCCATGTATCATTAATATTCAGATATGGTCGCCTCCTTCTGATTTCCTCAAGCTCTATCTTTAGGCTCTCTTCCTTTGTCAGGTTTTCAGCAAATTTATATATTGTTGCTTTTTCCCTGTCGCAATAAAAAGAAAACTCATTCAGGTATTTATTATGGCTTATCCCACTAAGAACATGATTAATTCGAGACTTCCTGCCACTGCCTATATAAAGGCACCTACCTTCATATTCTAAAATATAAACATAATGATCTTGATGGTTCGATTTAAAACCCATAAAATACTCCAGTTAGTTATCCCAGTGACTACATTTAACAACCCGCTTTCACACAGCGGGTTTATTTATTATTGTTTGTAAACAAAGCCTAGGCTCTCTGCATAGTGAATAAGAGCTGCTTTTATTGCTGTGTTTTTCGGCATACCGCTATCGTTGAGAAACTTCAAAGCCTCTGCTGACTCGCTGCCATTCTTTGCAACAAAATTAATATTCAAGTTATCTTTTCTGAACTGGTTTGGCTGTTTCATGGTTATCTCCATTTGATTTCTAGATATGATAGCATAGAATACTAGATATTCAACAAAAAACCCGCATTTCTGCGGGCCTTTTTATCACCACTTGTTTAATTCAACCGCCCGTTGCGCGGTATCTAAAATATCCTGCAAATCCTCTGCCCGGTCTTTATGTCCACGCTCACCAGCACATAAGGCTTTCTTAATCAAATGCTGCAAGCATGGGTCTGTTACATTAAAAAGTTTAAGTATGTCGTAAACATCAATTATTTTTAAATGGCTAGCATCTTTCTTGTAGTGTCCATGTGGCTCATCATCAATAAACGGCAGTTCTTCCGGCAGGGTGGGGCGAACCCATAGCGCGTTATGCAAATGTTCTGTGCTAGGCTCCATGTTGCATATAAACCCGGTATATACTCCAATGATAGAAACGTATGCCGCAGCCCCCTCCGGCACTTCAATCCAATGCGGCAATGCATGGACAGCATTAACCAAGTTATAGCCGTCTTCCGGGTTCAGGTATTCTTTCATGGTTTTCTCGATTGATTGTAACCTTGCCAAAACTTCCTGATCATGATTCAAGTTTGATTCTTTCCATTTTTGTGTTGGTATGTGAAAAACAAACAAATTATTCTTACTATCAAGATATAGGTTTGCACCCTCATATACAGGATCAATAACATTCCTGTCATTCTTATCATTCCGCTTCAAAACAACTAAATCGCGTAGTTCAGGGAGGGTGATTTCTTTATAATCAGAACCATCCAATTCAATGTTAGCCATTAAACCATCTTTATCGATTGTCACTAAGCCTAAATGGGTGTTGCAATGCAATTTTCCACCAAAGTAGAAATCACCACCCATTTCGAAAAACAACTCCTGCGCTTCTTTGCTTTCAGCTTCATTGTTCACACGTATTTTATACTGTTTCATCCATAAATCCTCTGGTTGGGCGTATTGCTACGCCCGGTTTAAGTTATTTGCCTGTGCTACCGAAGCCGCCTGTACCGCGCTCAGTACCGTCTAGTGGCTCATCTACTCGCTCAATCTCAGTTAAACAAGGTAGAAACACAATCTGTGCAATACGATCACCTTTTCGGATTTCATAATTTTCATCACTATCGTTGTGCAGATTGATTTTTACCTCTCCAGTGTAATCAGAGTCAATTACACGCGCCCCAACGCGGATACGCTTAACAGCCATGCTAGAGCGTGGATTAATCTGTCCAAACCAACCATCAGGAGCTTTTATCTGCAATCCAGTGCCAACTAGGTACGAGCAACCAGCCGGAATATCCACGCGCTCTGGTGCGTACAAGTCAAAACCTGCGCTGCCTTGAGTTCCTTTAGTTGGTAGCGTTGCGTTTTCTGATAGTAAATAAATCTGTGGTTTCACTTAAATAACTCCATACGTTTGTTAAAATCAAATTTGTGGCAAGTGTTACTTGGCAATGTGTGGCGATATTGAATCCATCCGCGTAGGTTTCCTGACCATAGTCCGCCATTAAGGTCACCATGGGTAATGCCATAATCAAAACCGTTAATATTCATGGACTGATCTCGAATAGGAGTAGCCAAATGCTCAAACGGTGAGCTATGCAAAACATCTGCTTGAACTAATCGCTCAAATATTGCATCAGCTTTTTCAAGACTCACATCATTTTTTCGGTACGATGTTTGGGCGCAGCATGATGCAGAAATTCTGATAGCTTGCTCAAGGTTGATAACAGCGAAGTTCTCATCAAAATAGCAAATATCCCCCTTACCATTCCACCCAGTATTCACATAAGGCAAGTGCCACTCACCAGCTTTTAACATAACAGGTTCACTTGCCTCCTGAGCCTTATACATCTCATACGCCAAGCGCATGATTTCTGGCTGTGCATCTGGATGCAGTCGCAAGTTGTAAAAGTTATCCCACTCAGTTGCAGTAACCAAAACCTTAATCATCTGGAATGGCTCAATTAAGCGAGCTGTATGTTGTTTGTGTAATTTCCAATCATTTAAAATCGAAGCTCTGTGCTTAGCAGATTCAAATGCTAATCTCCAATGTTCTTTGACTGGCCCTATTGATGGAAGCTCACCACCTGCCTGCATACCACTCTGATTAGCACCCCAATACAGCGGCGTAGCCATATTACTTTCTACTTGCTCTATAGCCTTCATCGTTGGTACTGCACGGGAGCTGCTTGCATTGCGGCTAAACATGCGGTGAGTCATAAACTCTGAATGGATAAATCGCGGATATTCCAGTTCCATTGTGGTAATGCGAATACCTTGTTTATTAATGCTGTCACATATTAATGTAGCTTTAATATTTGTCTCTCTGGTCAGGATACTTTTCATGCTGCACTCATCCAATAAAATAAAATAAAACCAAATGCCACACCAATAATTGCTGATGCTAATCTGTCCATGTAATTAACTCCAAATTTTCACCATTGCGCTGTATTTCAAAGCCATTAATCAGGTAAGTAATAGCCTGCTTAGCTTCATTGTGTTTAAAACCAAGATTAATGATTTTGGTGATTAGCTCACTCTCATTCATCTTGACTTTCTTCTTGATCATTTTTAGAACCTGACGTTCTGCTTTGGTCTGCTGTCTCACCTTCAAGACATGCATAGGTTGTCTTAATTCCATGTTATACCTCTGCTTAACATGATGGGTAATATAAAATATTATTTTACGTCTTTCAAGTAATCGCGTATCTTATTTTTAACCCAGTTACTGAAATCAATTGAATCAGCAAAGGCCAATAACTCTGCCTCAGTTTCTTGGTTGAACGAAACTGGTTTTCTAACCCGCTTCGATTCATAAGTTTTTTTGTGGTTCTTCATAGTTTTGAAATCCTCCGGTCAACTTCTTTTCTGGCGTACTCGTGCGCTTCAATCTCAGTTTCAAATTTTCTAGCTGGCTGGATTCCACCGAACCTTCTATTATCCCTTGTTGCTTGCACTCTAACCTCAAATTTATTTTGTCTAGGATAAATGTCTGCCATGTAGCCAATTACACGGTTTTTATTATCAACTTTCTCGGATTTGACCTTAATCTCTATTACTTGACTCATTTTATTTTCCTCTATAGCTTGTTTGCTTGGTATGAGTGCATTATGTCGTATGCACGACACTACGTATAATGAAACTTTTTTATATTAAATGCTATAACTCATAACTAAAAAAAGCAGGCTTATTTGCCTGCTTCCTCGTAAACATCACCAGATTTAATATCATTTATAAATTGCCGCATTTCATCAGGCGACTTAATTAACCGGTATGGTGCGCCAAGTTTATTGATATGCGCCTGCCATTTTTTCTGTTCTGGAGACTGAACCCCTCCGCGTGGCCGCTTGAACTCAGCACCAAAAAATAAACCAACCTGTTTACCTAGCCAGCTCTCATCAATAGTGACTGAGCAAAAACCAATCGAATCAGCACTGCCGATTACACCCACCTTAACCGGTTGCCCCTCCCTAGTGTAAAAAGTGCCAACCTGATTTCTGTAGATGTAAACCCCACCCATGCTGGATGCTTCAACCAGACTTAACGCCTGAACATTGTTTTCTTGCTGCGGATTTCTGGCACATTTACTGGCATTGTTCTCATACTTGCCCCACTTACCCATGACGGCTCTCCCATATCTTGCGGTTAATCTCATTTTCTGCCCGGTTTACATCACGGAATATAGCACGTATGGCCCGTAGTTCTTCTGTAAGCCGGTTATACCACTGTCCTGCATGGCGTTCCCATCGTGGGTAATTACCTGTTCTCATGTATCGCTCTGTCTGTTCAATCAAGGTGCGTTTATAAGCACTGGCCTCCCGGTGAAATGTCCGCAACTTAATACGATCATTGCTACCTATCACCGCATTAAATTCTTGCTTTACATCGTCAAGGCTGGTTAATTCTTTAACCGGCTTGCAAGTATCATCGTGCAGGTAGGCGTATAGTTCTTTTTTCTTCATTTTTTAAATGCTTCCAAGTTGTCCATGCTGCTTGTGTTGCTGGATGGCTAAATCTAGGCTCTGTTTTCATCGGCTCACCAATGTAAAAACCCTGTTTCTTTGCAAATGCAATAAAATCTTTAATCATATAATCACTCCCAGTGGTGCGGATTACTCCGCACGTTTTTTCATTTTTAAATACTGAGCATAAGCATCAGACTTTGGTTGTGTCATACCTAAGCCCTTACACCACCAGTCATTACGCAGTAAAACCTTGCACAATCTTCTCCATGAAGGAACCCACTGCTTATTCTCCAGTTCCGTAGGTGCAAAGTCTGGAATATCTCCCTTATAACCACGTTTACGCCACCCCTGAATATGAGCCTTGAATCTCTCGATATAATGCTCTCTACTTACCTCTGGCAGGGTGGATAAAAGAAGATTGCAGAATGATTTATATGTGTGCCCTTCTGGAAGGCTTATTTTGTTGTAACCCATAATATTTCCAGACTCTTGAACATATAGAGAGCCACTATTAACGCCATTCACTCTTTGCACCACGCGAAACCAAGTTTCAGGCTCAAGCATGTGATACAGCCACAACCCTTGACGTTGATCATCACCGTATGGCTGACACAAGCGTTGTTTGGAGAGAGGAACGCCTGCTTTATTCATTAGGTCATAAATCTCGTTTGAGTCCTTGCCTGTCATGTGGTGATAAATCCAAATATCCTTAGTTCTCCAATCATAAATAGGATATATATTAAAAACATTATCTACTACGTGCGTAGACCAACGTTTATCATTAAACATCTTCTTATTGGATAGCGCGATAGTTCTAAAACGGTTTAATGATTCATCACTACGAATACCAACAAATGTTGCTAATGACTGTCCTTGAGCATACCAGTCAGCAAACATCACAATAAACTCCTCGAACTCAAGATTAGGCACAAAAAAATCATAAGGGTGGTTTTTCATATTCTTGACACCCCAATGCTTAGGCATGTCGCGCACCCATAAATCCTTAGCCCCATCATCCCAGCAAGTCCAAGTTGGCTGATAATTTGAAACCGCATTGCGAAGTTTTATGGGTAAGCATATCCAGTGTAAATCAATATAGTCCTTATATAGATCAAACATACGCTCGGCATGTGCTGATGTGTGTTTGTATTGCGCCTCAAAGTCAATTAGCATTACACCTACTTTGCGATTTCTTAATATAGCTTCCTCCATGACCAAGTGGAACATTACTGAGCTGTCTTTACCACCAGAAAAAGAAATCATGATCTTATCAAAGTGATCAAAAGTATAGGCTATACGCTCTTTCGCTGCTGTTAATACGTTTTTGTTTACTGGTTTTTTAAGCTGCATTTTCTTCACTCACTTTTGAATTAATATAAGTCTGCTTTGGACTTGCTTTGCGCTTCATCCCAACTAAGTGACCTCCGATTGTTAGCAACCAACCATTTGTTTAGGTACTCGAGAGCTTTCATGTTTGCAGCCTCTTGCTGTTCTTCGTTCAAAAGATTAAACCCACCACAAAATCTACTTGGTATTCCAGTTTCAATGCACAGCGATGACTGACCCAACCAAGCTATGCGGTTCATTTTCTCGTTAGTCAGGTAATGTTCACATGAGTATTTCCATTCTGTAATCACTCGATTTAATGCAGCCTCGAATCTCGGAATATCTGCAAGGAAATCTCTATATGTTATCTCGCACTCCTCAACAGTCATTCCCGCTGGCGGTTTGTCCTTATAGAATCCAGCAGGGAAACACTCCCAATCAGACCACTCATGAAATACACGATTTTCGTCATCCTGATCTAAGTCCTCAATGTCTTCTTCATCAAGTACACGGTCAGTGACATCATCTAATATTGCGGCATCCCAAGCCTGACTAAATGAATCGCTAGAAAAAACCTCCTGTAATCCTGAAATCTGGCAGAGTCTTAATATTTCATCTTCATCCATACCCAAGTTTTTAGCAATCTTAGCATCAGACCAGTTGCGTTTTTTAAGCTCGATTACAATTTCTGACATTGACTCTACTCGGTGCTTACCGCGAGCGCGGTTATGTCGAATAGTCGATGCCATACGGTCAGTTTTATCCTCTTGGCTAGAGCGAATCTGAACCAATGGCAAGTAACCATGAACACGAGTAGTAATTTCGTTATATTCTTTACCGCAACGATTACGGTGAAAACCATCAATAACCTCATAGCTGTCATCAGCATCAGGCATTGATACGATAGGCTGAGTATATCCATCAGCATTAATAGATACCCGCAATAATTCCATTTCTGGAGGTGCTACGCTATTAGGGTTATAGTCATTAGCGTGTACCGCTTGGTTTTTAACCCATTTAACAAAGTCAACAGGCTCACTTTTAAACGGGCTTACATCATGTATAGCCTCTCGAATGGTATTGATAGCATCTACTTTTTCATCTAGGTTTAATTGATTAATTTCTGAAATAAGCTGCTGTATTAAATCTTTCATGATTTACTCCTCTGTAAGTAAAGTGGATATTATATAAATTATATCACAATGTAAAGTATTTTTTTATACTTACGCTGTCTTTTTCTGCTCTCTGGCAGACCACACTCTTAATGCCCAGCCCTTTGGTGACTTATAGCCGCGCTGTTTTGCCAGCTCAATTAAATCCTCCAAGCTCTCAGCATTTGCCTGCTCTCGCTTCTTGGCCCATTTCATTTCGTACTTAATTTTTTCCTTATCCTCTTTCGTTAGCTCTACCAGCTCACCCTCTTTTTCCTCAACGGTGCGCTGCTGAATTGGGTAGATAAAACCGCAGTCTGGGCATTGCGGTTCAGGCAAATGTATCCGGTAGCATTCAGGACAGGTGCGAACAGCAATAGCTTTCTCTGCTTGATTCTTCTTGCCTTTAACCTCTCCCTCTAATGTCCACTCCCGCTCCATATCTGGCAGGCCGTGACGCAAACAGTTGCCTGCATGATCAATAATAGTTGCAACCTTTCCATCTTTAGGCCTGAGAACCCGCCCAACCCTCTGCATGTATTTAATCAATGACTGAGAGGGAGATAGGTCAATCAGGCAATCAATAGTAGCGCCTTTAATCTGAGAAATAGCTTCAAGATCAAAGCCCTCATCAACCAGACTTTCGCAGCACAATATTAGATATTTGCCCTCTGCATACTCCCTAATAGCTGTCCTGCGCTCTGCATCTGTCATCTTCCCATCAACATGAATCGCTGGAATATTATTAGCAAAAAACGTAGCAGCTACATGCTTTGATGCTTCAATAGATACACTAAAACAAATAGCTTTTTCACCATAAGCCAGTTTCTTGTAATGCTGAATAGCATCACCAACTAGAGTAGGTTTATCAGATATGGCTTTATTAAGTGACTGGCTGGTGAAATCACCATCCTTGCCGGTGCGTACGTTTTTTAAATCCCATTGCTTTGATGTGGTGAACATTCTGTACTGAGATAGGTAGCCATTCTCAATCAGCCAGCCCATTGATGGGCCAATAACCATAGAATCAGCAAAACCACCCTCACCCCTGCCGAGTCCCAGCCCATCTGTTCGCTTTGGGGTTGCTGTCAATAAAACAACTCTAGCATCCTCATAGCGCCTTAAAATCTCACTCCATTCACTGTCATAGCAATAGTGATGACCTTCATCTGGAATAATTAAATCAGGTTTAGGCAGCGTGTCTAACCTGCGGTTAATCGTCTGAACACTTCCAACAATAATTGAGCTTTTCGGGTTCCACCATACGCGGCCAAACACCCGGTAATGAGTGAGTTTCAATGCAGCGAGCTTATTAGCAGGTAGAATAATCTGGTGTTCAATCCCCGCCTTGCACATCGTTAAGCTAAGCTGTTCAATCAGTTCTGATTTATGTGCTATAGCATAAGTAACAGAGCCTTTACGCTCTGCATTCTTGGCAATATCCATCAGGATAATAGATTTCCCGCCGCCGGTACTCAGCACACCAAGTACACACTTATCGCCTCTGCGAAGGTTGGCGCGGATACCATCTATTAACTCCTGCTGATACGGTCTAGGCTTGATCATAACCGATGGCCCGCTTCGATTTCTGCATCTGTGGCGTGTCTATACCTTGACGGATAAAACCCATTTGTAATACCCCAACTACACTCAGCCATCAAAAAACCACAAACAGGTTCACTGACTTCAATGACCGTCATTAGTCTTGGGTTCTTCAGCTCGCTATCGATGAAAACAACCTTATCCCCAACCTCAAAAATCTTGTGCTCGCGGCGGTATTCGAGTAGGCTTTGTTTTAGTTTTGGCATATAGAAAACACCATTCCAATCCTTGCCATTACTTTCATTTAAAAAATTTTTCGAGTTCTCATACCCGCCCAACTGTTCAATTAAATCACTCATATCAATTCCTTAAATATTGCAGCTAAAATCAATAAAAAGCCCACCATACAGGGGAGTATCGTAGACTTTCAATTCCTTGCGTATCTGTTTCTCTATAGCATCACGGTTGCTTTGCTTACACTTCATGGGAGACCTGAATAACTTTTTCCCATTTTGCTCAGCAACCACTACAGCTATTTTATTTGCCTCATCATAACTAATAACACTTACCTGAACGCTCATAATTAATTCCCACTAATTAAATCCTCAATAGGAATACCGGTCAGCTCTTTCAGCTTAATCGCATTCTTGGCTGTAATTTGATGCTTGCCATTCACCAGATATGACGCATAAACGCGACTCACACCCAAATACTGGGAAATTTTTGTAACGCGGCCATATTCACTCTTGGCCCACTCATGTAACTTTGATTTCATCCCATCACCTCGTTTGTATGGGGTGATAATAAATCATAAAAAAATAGTTTACAAGTTAAAATTATTTGCTAATATGTGAAAACCGAAACAGAGGAACGGTATTAATAAATGAAAGAAATAGATTTTAATTATGATTACTTGCGAGCAGCAGTTATTCATGCCGCCAAGCAGGATGTAAGGTTTTATTTATGCGGCGTTTATCTAGGTGATGGATATATGGCTGCTACAGATGGTCACAAGCTGATCATCATTAATGATGAATGCTTTGCAGGGTGTGATTATATCTTGCCGCGCGACTCAGTTGATTATTTTATTAAGAAGAATGGCAGCAAAGCCTATGGCCAACCCGTAAGATTAACCATCATGGATAATGGCTTTAACCTGATGGAACTGAATGGAAATTATGAATACTTCAAGTTTATTGAGGGCAAATTTCCTGATATTAGCCGGGTAGATGTACCGAAGCCAGATAAACCAGAAGGCCACCCGATGTTCAATATTGAATATCTGGCAGAATTTCTTAAATCATATAGAATCCTGATTGGCAATAAAGCTGCTACAGGACTGAATATTTTAACTCGTGGGGATAATTTATCAGCTTATATAGAGCTTGGTGAAAATTCTCACGGTATTTTAATGCCAATGAGGGCTTAACCATGACCCAAGTAACTTATGAAGAATACCTATATCATTTAGGTTTTGCACATTACCTATACAAACACTCTTACAGCCCACGACAACACATTACTGATGTGTATGGGTTAAATGGTATCGTTGCTAAAATTGTTCGTGACGATGAAACTAAGTATTTTTTAGTGAAGTAAATAAACATGGCGACAATAACTTTTATTCTTGGTGAAAGTGGAACGGGTAAATCTCGCTCCATAAAAAACTTGCCACCAGAAAAAACAATGGTAATCAATGTTGACAGCAAGCTACTACCATTCAAAACAGGCAAGGATTGGACTGTATTTAGCAAGGAAAACCAAAACGGCAATATCTATTGCTCTGACAATGTAGACAATATTATCCGGGTCATCCAGAACTCTCAACGTGAAATTATCGTGATTGATGATTTTCAATATTTAATGCAAAACGAATATATGAAGCGTTGCAAAGAAACCGGATACGGCAAGTTTGTCGATATTTCTGATATGATTGGCCGAGTTTTGCAGGCCTGCAAAGATGCAGACCCTAGCAAGAGAATTTACATTCTTAGCCATACAGAAGAAACCAATGGCGGAAAAGTAAAGATTAAAACAGTCGGCAAGGCTGTAGATCAATACATTACGCCAGAGGGTAAGGCAACTATTGTTTTACGCACTCATAAAACCAATGGCGTATATGAGTTCTCAACTCAAAACGATGGAAATGACACATGCAAGTCGCCAGAGGAGATGTTTGAGAGCGAACGCATACCAAATGATTTAAACCTAGTCGATAAGGCTATTCTCAGCTACTACGCTTAAACCCAAGGAAAAACGAAATGTACGCATTAAACCGAGACGCAGAAACACTTAAACAAAACGCAGCTAACTCATATCAGAAACAACGTAGTGGGCGAATTGAGGAAACAGGCGTATATCACGCTACTATTGATTGTGCAGTATGGGAGGAGTTTAACGGCTGGAAAAAGCTAGTTATCTACATTACCGATGAGAATGAAAAAACAGGGGTGTTGGAGTTCCCTTATGAAAACCCGCAAGGTGAGCGCATGTTCGGTGCTGACAGCCTTGACGCTCTTATTGTTTGTGGTGGTGTTCGCAGCAACCTAACAGAAGCCCCAGACACGGTTATGCGCTGGTCTCGCGTAATGAACGCCATGAATGAAGATGATGTAAATTCTTGTCCAGAGTTAAAAAACAAGTGGTATAAATTCTTAATCCGTAAAACTATGGACGCTTACGAAAAAAGAGATACTGGCGAGATTAAAGAATACTCAACATTACAATGCGCTGGTATTTTTCAATCAAAAACCGATCTATCAGCAGTTGAAATCATTGATAAAATCACTCAGCCAGCAGCCTACTTTGAATCTATTGCCGGGCTTGACAGCTACCCTATTGGATACACCAAGCGTCATAAACATTTGATGGGTGGCAAGGTTCAGCAGCCGCGCCAGAATGGTTATGGTCAGCAGCAGAATGCTCAGTTAGATGATGATAGCGATTTGCCATTCTAACTTTTAAAACAGCCCCGCTCCGGCGGGGTTCCATCAGAGGATAATTATATGAGTGAGTGGATTAGTGTTGATGATGATCTTCCTAAGAAAAACACAATTGTTGCATGGATTAAGCTTCACCCTAGAAATGGCATTTTAAATAAATGGATTTCAATAGTGGATGATATTGGTTGGTCTGGCTGTCATGATGGATACCATAGAAATATCAAAGATATTGATGCAACCCACTGGATGCCACTACCAGAGCCACCAGAGGATAACATATGAAAACACTACTACTTATCGCATTTATGCTGGTGTGTTTAATTGCCTACGCATTACATACCAGACAGAAATACTACAAGGATTATGTTAGGCGCAAAACGGATGATCAACGATACATAAACAACGAGCGCAAGGGGTGGAAGTGGTGAGTAAATTACTTGATGTGGCCATACAGGAAACTAAAAAGGCGCAAAAATTAAGAGTAATATTGGCTAGTATTTCTGGTGATTGTATTTATATTTATGCCGTTATGCTTCTGTTTTTTGCTAAGATGTTTGCAGCGATATACACAGAATACAATTCATTCAATCACGTATGCTGGATAGTATCGCTATTCCTTATCTATAAACTATTATGGGTTGCTATAAAATCTGCTGATGCAGGGTTTTAATTGAGGTTTTTATGAAGTATGCAACAAGTAATGAGCGGCTGCTAGAAGAGTTACAGCGATGCAGCAATGTGGTAACGAAAAATACTTTAGAGAAAATACTACTTGGGCGCTGCAATCGCGGTGATGAGCAGGCTGGTATCATTTTATTTAACTGGCTTAAAGGATGGACTAAATGAAAAAAGTAAACCCAAAATGGTTTAGACATGAAGCTTTAGACCGAACTCATGTTGTACTTAGTTGCCTTCATGATCATCTGGTAGAACATATGTATCATGACAGTGGCATAAATCCTAAATATTCAAAACATATACTGTCTGCCCTTGAATCATTACAGGAGGCATATCAGGCCTGTAATGAAGAACATGAGGTTAAGAAGAAAATTCAGGTTGAGATGTAATATGGAATATCCAGAAAAGTGTCAAGGCTGCGGCAAGGGTGAGTATATTGAAGAACGATATACTAAAAAATTAGAAGTTTATGAGCAAGATTTCAATATGGTCAGCGCCAAGTGTAATAACTGTGGTGAGGATTATTTTGACCAGTTAGCAGAGGAACTTAAACAATACGTGGATGATGAGGATGAGTAAATATAAAGATAATGCCCCACTAGGAGCTACACACTATTCAATGCATGGCGGGAAATTAAGATTCTTTTTTAAATCTAGCTTCGGTTTTCGTCATATTTTGGGAAATATAATAAGCTTCTATGATTCAGGTATACCAGACCAACATATTAAGCCCCTATGAAGGGGCTTTCATTTTATGAAATCATCCATTTATTATTGCGGATTTAGGACACCTCATAAATATTGGCCGGTGTCCTGATTGCAGCATATCACTAATATATTTCTGAGCTAGTTCATCTCTGTTCATGACACCACCATTAAATAAACAATCCAAAAACAAAACGCGGCGAATCCAAATAAAACAAATGCTGAAATCGCGCCCCACACTATATTTAATGCTCTGAAAATCATTACTCGTCACCTCTGTAAAGATCATCAACCCACTCTATAGCCTCATGCAGATAAACGAAATCATGAGAAACGCCTTCATTATCAACTATAGACCACCAGACCTCAGTGCTTTTAACAAAGGCTGAAATAGACCATTGCTTATACACCAACTGCTCTTTATCTAAAAAATCAAACGTGATGTTATTCACAACCTATTCCTCATCATCACTAAATCAATAAAATCACACTTCACCGCATGGATGAAATAACCAAACGTATTTTTAACTGCATACTCATGCTCTTTTAATTCATCAATCTTACTCTCAATCAATGAGTGCATGGAATACAGGTACAATTCCTCTAAAGCCTCCAGCTCGTCATCATAAGACTCGTAACGATCAATCTTAATAATGGCTTGCTCTACCAGATAATCTATTGCCTTCCTCATTCTGCCAATCCTCTGTAGTTACACCAGCATAATAAAATAATTCTTGCACAATGTAAAATATTATTTTAATATTCAATTCACCAAGTAAGAGGATTAACCATGAAGACCCAGCAAGAAATTGAAGAAATGAAAAACGAAATTCAGCAGAAGATACAGAGGAAACAGGAACGACTTTGCAAAGCCAATGACCAGTTTTCTTATGAGTCTATTCATTCTCAAATAAAACAGCTCATGGCCCAATACAACATTTTACTGGAGGTTTTGAAATGATCACATGGGTAACAGTGTGGGTTTTAACAGTGAATACTAACCTTTACGGTAATAGTAACTCTTCATATCAACTGACTTATGCAACACAGATAACATGCTTAAATCAGGCTAATAAACACAAGAGATTAAGATCTAACACTCACGCCTCTTGCGACTTCCAACAAATACCAGTTTATACATGTGGTAAAAAATGAGCAGATTACAAGTAGGTGGGTTGGCTATGTATATCCCAACTGGTGATATAGTTCTTCTAGTGGCTTTCATTGGTGTTGATACAGACAATAATGGAGCTGTTTGGGATAATGTGTGGCACATCAAATTAAATAGATTCTTGGTTGCGGAAGACACCAACAATTTAATCATGGAGGGCAGATGTTCAGCTATTTACCTCTTACCCCTAGGCGACAAACAAACCCAAGATGAACTAGCAAAAGAGAAGGAATTAGAGGATGTTTAAGAGTTTAAAAATCGCAATAATAGACGAGCAGCATTTAACGGCTGTTTGTGAAGTTCTGGAAAGTATGGGATATGTTTGTGGAAATCCATATTTCTTTAAACTTGAAAGCATAAAAGGTGGTGTAATTCATTCAATTGCGGCCTATCAGAATGGAAATTTTTATTTACATGAATTATCGGATATGGATTTTATTTTTAACTGCGAGAGTGAAACACTTCGCGACCTTCTGCAAATGCGTGATGAGATGAATAGGAGCAAATTAAGTGGAAAAATTTAAATCTGGTGATTGGGTAGTGCTGGATAATTCAGACATGAACATCTATCAAATTAGCCATTATTTAAACATTGGATGCGGATTTGTAATGAAGTGCGGTGGTCGGTTTTCTTATAGCCTTGTTAAGCGTCACGCATTTGCGTCAGAAATAGCAGCAGGTAAGCGGTTATGCAACCCCTAAGATTCGCCACAAACAAGCTAGAGCCGCCATTTGTAGCTAAGGCAATCAAATATGCCATGAATCCACCAAAAGGCCAAGCAACGCATTACAACACGCTTGGCGGCATGTTGAGCGAGTACATGCAGTATGATGGTGAGTGGTTTTTAAATATAGGGGGCCGGTGGTCTCTGCTAGACAGGGAACCGGTATATAAAACCAAGGTGGGTGATGTTGAGGTTAAGCCGGTAGAGAAAACACCAGAAGAACTTAAAGTTAAGTATAGATACCATGAACCTACTGAGCCAGAATACTACCCTAAAGGACAGCGATATGATTGATATTTATGATTGCAATTGTTTTGTTATAGATTACAGGTGTGTTTACTGCTGGAGGGTTAAGTTATGAATATGGAGTATGTGCGGAATTAATAAAACCCCTCAATTGAGGGGTTGTTTTTATATAGCGCCAAGTCTTAGGTTATTGGCTATGCGGTTCATCCATCCCCTGCCAAATGTACTGAATGTTTTGAGTGAGGTATAGAAGTTAATGCGGTTAGCATTGTAGTACATGATTGCAGTCGGTGTGTCCATAGCAGCTACAGCCGCCAGCGTTTTAGGGCCAATCAACCCATCTTGATTTACACCAACGGTTTCCTGTAATATCTTTACACCCCTGCTTACGCCAGAGTTTACAGCCATATCAAAAACATGGAATGCTAGTCTTGCCGGCAACTGATCACCTTTAACCCTATCCCAATAGTCACGCTTATAGATTGCTTTTGCCTGATCTAATGTAAGGTTCCTGATGTCTAGCTTTGGATAGCTATTGGCAGCAATTCCATACTTTGTGCCTTTTAGAACACCAGCCCCAACCTTGCCACCAGTCCAGTTACCGGGGTCCGCCCTATTATCTGTGTAACCACCCTCATGACCTATCAGCAGCTCAAACGCCTTGTCAAAATTCATCTCTTATCCTCCCTATGGCTTTGATCTGAATTACCAAAATAGAAGCTAACTACAGCCCCACCCCAGCCGATCACAGTGCCTAATGCGATATTAACCAAGTCTCTATTTTTCTCAGGTATCTCGATAAAGAATAACCCGATAATTGACAGAACCCCCACCCCAAGCGCAACAAAAGCAATTATGGTTTTAGTTTGTTCGCTATTCATTCGAGTTCCTTGTCTTGTCGTGTACTGCTTGCCAGATTGCTACAAACACATCAATAGCCTGTCCACCCATATAAGCTGCAATGGAAATATAAAAAGCATATTGCGCTGTTAAAACTGTATACGTTGAACTTCCTTGCAACCATAGAAACATCATGAGACCGGCAAAGATGGCTACAACTATGTCTAACAGACCTTTAAGTAGCAGAGTTTTGATTGACATGGTTTTACCTACTTTCTGGTATTTTCTAATAGCCTTAACGACCCCAGCAAAACCAGCAAGTGTAATTACGATACAGTATGTTAGCAATTGTTCAATATACGCTTGCTTCTCCATAATTCCCCTCGATTTGTTAAAAATACATTATAAATGAAAGCCCCTAGATAGGGGCGTTTTTATTATCCGTTTATCTGCCAATCGCATGCCAGTAATATTGACGTGTTGATGTATTAGTTTCAAACGAAGTTGCCGTTTTTGACATCACAGCAAAAATACTTGTGTCATACGTCTGGCCAACATAAGAGCCGACAATATTAAAACAATCAACCTCAAAGGCCTTTGGAAATGTCACTGACTGCGTACTAGAAACCCCCCACTGCATGATTAAACCGTTCGGCAATTTACACCACCCACTTTCGGCTAGTGATTGATCGAAAGCGGCCTTCACGCCTGCTGGCGTTATTGCTTTTGTTGTATCGGTTCCAGCTAGTGCTTCTGCATTAGTAGCAAGCTGAATAACACCAAGGTCAGATGATGTGGCCTTATCTGACATTAGAACAACTTGTCCCAGAATTGCTCCGCTATCAACAATATTTGGTTTTCCGCTCTCTGTGCTAATTACAGTTCTGTTGCTTCTAACTCCAGTCCAGTAGTTACTACCAGCTACAGCTTTAAATAACTCATATCTTCTAAATAAAGCTAATGGGTAGTCCGCACCTTCTGTGTAAAGCTTATCGCCAGATGCTGGGTTCAATGTTACAGTGTTACTACTAGCATCAGTTCTGACAAATGATATTTCTTTCGCAATGTGTGAAGTTGATTTAGCCATTGTAATGACGATATTGCCAGATGATGCATCAACCTCGATTAGACCGCCATCATCATTCAATACTGTATAATTTGATGTGATTTTCTTGTATTCTCTGTCTAATGAAATACTGGTATGTATTTCAGAAATTGCATTGTCTTTTGCTATTAAATTATCATTCAACCCTGTAATTGCGGTTATCGGATGAGCATCATTAGCATTACGTTCTGTCATCTTGTTGTGTTCCCAATTCAATGAATCAGTCACAATTAGATTCGCTTCGATTGATTCATCTAACGACACAGACAAAATCGTCTCAATAGTCATTACATCTACAGCTTTAAAAATTGGATTATCGAATTGACCGTATGCAATTAAATCCCCTTCCTTGTCTATCCAACCCCATTCAGTCATATTCCACCCACCAACATTAGCAGGAATGTGTGCTGAAATTTCAAGACCACCATCATTGTTTCTGATTGGTGCGCTAGCATCACCGCGCCACACCTCTGATTTAAGCGACATGATCGCTGCGTCAAATGCACCCGTTCCGTTCCCAATAGCAATACTTTTAATTGTCACTGGTGCTAATGGCGTGGCTGCTAATAGCTTTTGATTTCCAGTGTTTGTGATTAATTTAGCCATGATTACCCCATTATCTGAATATGATATCGTTGCGACATTTTAACACGTGCCTTAACTGGTGTTTCTTTGCTTTGTAGATTAATTCCAGTTAGATGCCTGCTAACAGGCTTATAGGCATCTAGGAGAGCATTAATCCATTTTGCCTGATCTTCTGTCATACCGACCCCGGTAATATCCAGTAACGATACCCTGAACGTGTACGGGGTCGCATTCTCCTCAAACCATTCCTTTAATTCAACCCGCCAGCCTAGTAAGTCAAAAATACGCTCTACCGCCCAGCGTGTACCACGTAGTTTATTGAGCAAAAAGCTGTTCTTAACTAAGTCTCTGCGCTTCTCAAGGCTACCGGCAATATACCACTCTGCACCATATACACCGTTTTCCCATGCCATAGCCGCTAGTATAGATTCTGGCAAGCTATCAATGTTCGCATAAATCGGTGCGTAAGCTAGGAGTTCTTGAAGCTCGTATAATTCGGGTTGTAGTGAATTACAGGCGGCAATAATTTTAGGGTCATGCTTGAGTGATTCCGGCATGAGTTCTAACAGAGTGATTTCGCTTAGTGTCTTACTCATCCTCAAGGCCTCCAAAAACTACTGTTTTGGTGCGTAGTACAGCCAATTCATTTGGCGCAACTACTGTTGTAACTGGTGCGGTAATTTCTAACCGTTTAGCCCCAGCAGCTACGATTCTGCGGTGAAGTTCACTTAAATTAATATCACGGCCAATCTTCATGCGCTGCCATAACACCCAGCCATCAATAGCACTGTTTACTGACTTGGTAATGTTGTCAATATTGCCCGCGTCTGCTGTATATACAAAATACTTGATATTCAGGTCATAAGGTTTTTCAACTGGAGCCAGTACATGAACATTATCTGATAGCGGTCTAACTGTATTCTCATCAAGCGCCTGCTCAACTTGCGCCAAAATTGCGGCGTTAGGTATCTCGCCATTTGTTAGAAGTGGATATACATTAACATTGCCCGCCATATCGCTATATACAGTTACCTCACCGATTGCAGAGTTAGCAGCCTTTGCTAGATAAACATAGGCCTCACGCGGGCCAGCAATACTAAACACAGCAGGGGCGTTATAAATCCGATCTCTATATGAGCTATCTGTTTCGGTATCGCGCCCGCCTAGAGTAATCTCTGTGTTAGAAACAGAGTCAACAAATGCGATAGGGTCAACAATGATATTAATATCCCCAACCCCGATATTGTTGGATGATTCACCGGTTTGCAGAGATGTGGCGCTCACTCTACCGTTTGTGGAGCCGGGTGAGATAATTAGCGCTTCATCTGTTGCAAAAAATGTAATGCCGTCAGCGGTTGCTCGCGTTCCGGCAGGTATTACAATTGCGCTAGTTTGAGGGGCTGATAATGTAAACTCTAGGGTTGTTGTTGAGCCTTGCGCCTCTAGTCTTGGGGTCATGCGGAATGCTCCAAGATGATCTAGTGCCACATTATCTGCATAGTACAGCAGGTTTTGTTTCAGGGCTGCTTCATACTGCTGACGTTGCAATACAATCCATGCGGCCATAGTGGTTATAAAATTATATTCAGGGCTAGATTCTTGAACGGTGCGCCCTACAATATTCTCGTATGAGTATCTGACATCACTAATAATCTGCTGCGGGTCAGTCTCAAAGAAATCAATCTCTGGTAAATTAATCATTAAGCGAAATCCTCACAATTGGATTAGTATAGCCCTTTATGCCGTCACCCTGAAATACAATTTCTTCAATCCTTGCGCGCGGCTCGTATCTTGTTATTTTTTCGGCTATGTCCGCCCGCATTCTCATTTGAGATACATTTATAGGGTCATCAAGATAATCAGGAGCTAGGCCGAACTCACGGTTATACGGTGTGCTAAAAAACATGGTGGATAGAATCATACGAATATTCTGTATAACTTCCTCCTCTATAGTTTCAGGGGCAAAGGTAATCTCTGACTTGTTAATCGTTATATCAATCATCTATATACTCCACCAAAGAGATACCTAATTCAGCAACCATTACAGAACCATCACGGTACGTTCTGGCAACCTGCTCGTCAATATCGGTAATCATGAATTTACCATAGTACCTGTCACCAATCGTCAAACCGGCCACCCAGCCATCAGTAGCCATACGCTCAATCGCCTTTATCTCATCCTCTGGATTTACCCCAAGATTTCGGTCAAGGCGCATATCAAAGCTCACCTCTGCTAAATCCATGCCCTGAAATTCTATTTTAGGAGACTTGGCTATAATGTCATGTTTGGCGTGTCTAACACTTAGCTTTCTCTTGAGATTGTCAAAAGTCCTAACAAAACTGGGGGATACCGCAAAAACAATATCCCCGTAAATTCCTAATATCATCCGTCTACCCCTTTACCGCCATTCGTGTGATTCTTCAATGATACCGTACCCGCCATAACATCACTATCAGAACTAATGACACCTGTAGCGGATAATCGGCCATTTGCCTGAGTATTACCATTGATTGTAACGGTTGGCGCTGTGATATTAACCGCACTGGTCATCATAATATTTAGTACACCCGCAGCATAAGAAACACTTGAGCCATCCTCAAATTCAATCGCGTTATTCTCTGCTGGCGGGTTATTCCCCTCTGTATAAACAGAGCCGATGATATAGCCATCCTCTTGACCGGTTGGCAGGAACAAGCAAACCACTTCCTCATTAATAGATGGCATCCGTATGCTCTTATTTGAGCCTGTATAAAGCTGCAATACAGCAAGTGGGGCGCTTACCACGTCATCGCGGTCAGGGAATGTTACACGGGCTTTGGAGCCTATGACCTCAGTAACTACGCCTTGCCTTACTAGGTCTCTTAGTTGTTCATTATCCATTTTTCATCCTCATTCAGATTTTTTTTGATGACTGGTTTCTTGGTAACTGACTTTTTCTTGACCTGCTTTTTCTTCTCGGCTTTCTGCTTGGCTGCTGTTTTTCTCTTAGATGCCTGAGACTCTTTTTTCTCCTCTTTTGGATTATTCACATGGGAGATTTCAAGCGCAGTTTTATAGCCATCAGATACAGTATGTGTGGCTGTATCAATGTAATACTTGCCATCCCATTTGCCAGAACCAACAATTTCAATCGTTGCACCGGCACGATAAACCACATCGCCAATTACCGTAATGCTGCCAGTAGTCTTTTTGCGGTTCTTATTTTTAAGCTTGGCCTTGGCAATTCGCTGCGCCTCTGCTGCATTTTCTACTCGAACAGTTTGCTTGATCACCTTGCCATTTTTATTTTTCTCGTCCTTCTCAGATACAGCAGTTTTTTTGCCAGTCTTAGGGTCTACATATTCAACCTTGGATTCTGAGTAGGTGTCATGCGTCTGCGTAGTAAATGAGAATCCTAATAAATCTGTTGTGCCGAAAACAATCTGTTTGACTGGGGCGGTCTGTTCGGTGTCATCACGATTAAAAATTACAATATCAGTGCCAGTGACCTTAATAGATAACGCTAGCTCATCACATAATCCTCGCAAAAATTGCAATTCTGATTTGTTGACCTGATCACGCCGATCAAACATAGGGTCTACACTGGTTACATATTGCAAATTCATATTTCCAGTCTTCGCAACATCGGCGGCTATTTCCGACAGTCTCACGCCTTCCCACGCCCTGTTTCTGGTAGTTCTACGCACCGTGTTTGACTGAGGGATAGAAACACCTTTAAAGCTCACAGTGCTGCCACTATTGCCTCCAGATGTAGAGAACTCATCCAGCTCAAATAACCCGCAGTTTAAAACTGATGTTCTGGCATTGGATTGGTAAATGATTTTTGCTGTGATTTTGTCGCCAAGCGTGGGAAACCATTCACGATTCCACCGGCCTGAACGGTCTTGTAAGGTAATATCAATATCATCTGCTTTGCTAGACTCGTTATCTGTGAATGTAAACCCCACCAAGTCAGCAGATACATCGGCGCTAATATTCACCCCTTTATATGTGACCTCTAGTGTTGTCCTTCTGGCTTTTTCCATAAAAAATAACCCCCACGTATGGAGGTTATTATAGCTTATATTTATAGTGTGGTTACGCATACACCCCCCCTTATTTTTGGCAATAAAAAACCCGACCATTTAGATCGGGGCTGGTGCAACTTGTTAGGTAATAAAATCATTTTAGTTAAATGTTTTAGATAACTCTTGAACCTGCTCATAAGTCATCTTGTATGGATAAATGACAAGCGAGGTGATAATGCCGTTTAGATAGCTGTTTGATAGCCAAGAAACTGTTGAGCCAAGTACCATTTCAGTTGGGTTGATAGAATAAGCCTCATTCACAATATCAACTTCACCATTTCTACCAACTATTGCGTTAGCACCTGCGTTCCCAACAGATAATACGTGAGTATGATTATAAATCGTATCACTCGTAGCCTTTACTGTGCCTTTTACTGTAGCTCCAGTTGCGTCAAGGAAAGCTGTTTGAGTACGCGGAGCTGCACCAGTTCTTCGATAGACGTACACTCCCTTATTTCCATTTGATGCTTCTAGCAAAGCAAATACATTATGTCGTGAGGTATAAGATCCGGGCGCAGGACGCTTAAATTCACGAACATTCAGCATGATCGTGTAATTAGCTTTGCCAGAAAGAATTTCAGAGAATAGTGTTGGACTTAGTTTACAAATATCAGCACTTACAGACGATAAGCCTTGCGGCGTGAACATTCTTACGTTCGAGCCACCAATGCTGTTTACAGAATGTAAGCTAAAAACATCAAGCTGCCCTTCAACCACTACGTTCACCCCACCTGTTGCTGTGGTTTGATACATTGCAGGGTTATTTTCGGATGCGAATGCGGGACTGCCGGATACAAGTGATACATTGCCGTTTAAAGATACTCGCCCCGCCCCCTTACAACTCAATATAAGTCGGTCTGATGTACTGTGTGTCAGATTTACTGTTTGAGAGGCGGGTGCGTGTGGATTGGCTAGTAGCTGAGTATGGCCTGTTTCAAGAAGCAATCCCTTTTTACCAGAGATTGGGTCGTAATGAATGCGTGGCTCATTAACCTCTGCTGTTCGCAGCGTATTTGTTTCATCAAGATATGTGCCTTTTGATGCACGTGTAAAGTCAATCGCTTCACTCAACTTGAGTTGTTTACCCCCAACCCCTTTTTTTAGATATATCTGCTGATTGAAGTCGAGAATTAATGAGTAATCACTTGGGCCACGTAAGCCGAATATATCACCCAGGCTTTTTGTTGCTTTCTGATTTGATTTGATAATGACTGACATTTTTAAATCTCCGCGAAATTAGTTGTAAGGTGAAAAAACTTTCTGTACCATGCTGAACCTTCAGCATGATTTGTTGTATAGAAAATATCGAAAGCCATTTCTCCAGCATCATTGAACCGAGGTAAGAATGACGCTTTGTAGAGTGCATCTTGCTGAATACTGAATAAATAATTACCAGTGGTCCAATCGTCACCGTTCGATGAAACAGCAAAATAGAAGTTACTATTTGGGTCGCGATTATTAATTAACATCACATACTTATTACCCAGGAATTTAACTTCACTGTGCCAAAGCCCTTTCTCAGTAAAAGACTTGGTAGATTTTAATTCCCAATTATTGTTCAATGTTTTTGACGTGTAGTGCCTCCAATAGCCACTTGATTGACCAATCCACATATGCCAAAGACCATCATTGGGATTAAACAAAACAGAAGGGCTTAGGTTTGAGCTGGTAGGATCCGCGGCAAACAGCAATTGCGGAGCAGTCCATTCCGTACCATCGCGAGTAGCACGATAATAGATATTGGTGTCATCACTGGAATTGGTGATTCCGTCACGCCAATAGCAGATCAGCATTCCAGATGTTGGATCGTAGGCTAGGCCGTTATCTGACAGGAACCTTCCGGGTAAAGGCGTAGCAATTGGTTGATCGAAGCCTGTCAGCATTTCCCAACGCTCAAGATCATTTGATCCCATGATCACAGGGTTTTCATGTGCTTCGACTGTATACGGAGTGATACACATCAGATAGCGGAACCCACGAAAATTGCCTGGAAACTCAACTACATATGGGTGCACAACTTGATCATCTTTCCCGTATGGCGTGTTTATCGGCAAATAATCGGTTGGTGGATTTAATGAATAATTGTTTACGAAACTATCCGGGACTGTGTAGTTTTGCGGTATTAAATTAAATGGAATTGGTGCATTTTGGTTTCCTGATATACTCATATTCAAAATGTACTTATTTGCAGATTCGACAAATAAATCGCGCTCATTAAACTGCCGAGCTGGAAGCTTTACTTTTTGCCAATTAAGCTTTTCTTGTAGTGGCACTGTTGACCCGACCAGATGCAGACCACCTTCTTTATCTATTCCTGCAACAACTTCACCTTCTATATCAGAAAAAACATGAATAAAATCATTGATATTCCCCCCACGACTTGCAGTTTTTTTCTGCCGATTAATTTCTTCTTGAACTGAATATTCTAAATCAGGCAGTTGTAGTTGTGAGTTTTTGTCAATTTCTGCGACTATAGATAGCTCATTATCATAAATCCTTAAAATAGGCTCATCTTTACTATGATCAACAATCTCATTTAATTTTTTAGCAGCCAGTTCCACAGCTTCAGCTTTTTTTAAATCAGTGTATTCTTTAGCATTATCTTCCGCTGCCTTTGCTTTAGCTGTCGCGTCTGCTTTGGCTTGCTCCACAGGATCCCACGCACTCTTAGTCAAACTCGTCGCATCAGCAGATGCTTTGTAATAGTCACCGCCTTCTGTTGCGCTTAAAATCGAAACTTTGGTATTAAGTGCAATATTTGCAATGTCGGCATTTGCAGCAGTCAAGGTTGGATATGTTTTGATAGCACCGTTTTGAAAACTTGCAAATGCCGTATCAACATATTCCTTATTTGCCTTGCTAAGCTCTAATTGCTCCGTAACAGATAATGGGGCTTTCTGAGCAAGTTCCATCGAAATATAATCATTAATCTCCTGCTGACTCATTCCGCTTGCATCCTGAATGAACCGAGCCTCTTTTAATCGTCTGTCCATTGTCTCTAATTCTGGATAGCCAATGTCTCCGGGAGTCAATTCAATATGCCCTGTGCGCCCCGCAACAGACTGAACCGCTTTAGTCATTTTAGATAATCGCTTGTTTAGGTTGGGTGTGGTGCTGCCATCAACCAACGGAACATCCTGCTCACCCTCTGATGTTAGAACCTCAACATAAGCATCTGTGGCATGTTCAGCTCTAGTAGCTGATTCATCCATTTTTTGTAAAACTTCTTGCTGTGTGATAGCCATCTATCAAAACCCCTTTTTAGTTGCAGCAGTTATCCGTTGTGTATAACGGTCAATAAAACGATATGATAACAGATAAGGTACACCGCTATCATAAGCATTGATTAAATCAAGTATTTCCGTGTTGGTCAGTGTATCTGACTCAGTAGGTCTTAACCAAGGTGGTAGCTCCACGTTTATTGCTGGTGTAATGTCTGGCACTTCCAGCTCTACATTTGCGCTAAATATAGCAACATCCTGATGCTGCGGATTGGCTGTAAATAGCTCATTAGTGTAAAACTCAGACCCCCATAGGCGGTATGAAATGGAATCCCATGTATCACCCTGCTGTGTTTTATATTTAGTCAAAACTTACTCTCCGTTCTCTACGCTCAATTGCTTTCATTTCTTCATAAGCTGACATTACGCCTTGTTTGGCCTGTTGTGCTGCGTCACCTGAACCATTCACTGTTAAGTTTACAGTGAAATTACTTCTTGCTGTGCTGTTATTGTTTGTGAGCGAGCTGCCGGTAGGTAATGCACTAGATGCGGCTTGTACAGAAGCATTTTCAACTGTACCGGTGTTTTGCGTCATACCTTGAGCCAAGCCCTCCATATTCCACATACCGAACTCAGCAAAGACTTTAGAAGGCGAGTTAATACCAAAGAAGTTTTTTACTTTGCTTTTTACTGCTTCAACTGCTTCACCAGCAGCAGCCACCGCACTTGATACACCCTGTTTAATACCATTAGCCAAGCCTTGCAATAGATTGCGGCCAAACTCTACGAATTTAGATGGGAGAGACTGGAACCATAACAATACGCTATTGCCAGCCTGCTTGATTTTCTCCCAGCCCATAGATACATATTTAACTACGGTATCCCAGTTGGTGTATAGCAGGTATATTGCTGCGATAATGGCCGCGATAATCAATACAATCGGGTTAGTCAAGAATGCCATACTCAGCAGTCTAACAACGCTGATCATTTTACTGATGATGCCGATAGCCATAGATATTGGTCCAACAATGGCAATCAAACCAAGTGAGAATGCAGAAACACCGGCAACAATGGCAGCGATAATCATGGCTGCTTTTGTTAAAGTTGCAGCTAGCTCTGGATTGGCGGTGGCCCATGCTCGTACTTGTTGAATGATATTCTGGAATGCAGTTAATCCCTGATTTACAGCAGGCAGTAGGGTGGAGCCTAATTCAATAGCTAAGGCCCTAATAGTATTCTTGGCTAGAATTATCTGGTTTTCAGTGGTTGCAGCTCGCGCAGCATACTCAGCCTCCATTGAGCCTGCATACTTGGAGGCATCCCCAACCATGTTGAGGTTCTTTTCAAGCTCCTGCATGTTGGTAAGTAGTGGAGCAATAGAGCCTAGTGACTCAGACCCGAACAGGTTTTTAAGTACAGCAGCTTGCTTGTATTTGTCTAGTTTGCTGACTGCCTTTAATACTGTAAGGGTGGTTCGCTCTGAATCCTTCTGCATCGCTTTTGCTACGGCTGTAGATTCTAGGCCCAGCTCAGCATAGGCGGCTCGCTGTGACTTGGTGGCAGACTCGCCAGACACTAAGGCAAGCATCATGTTTTTAATACCGGTTGCCGCAATTTCCTCTTGTACCCCCATACCGCGAATAGTTGCACCTAGAGCCGCAATTGAACCAGAAGCATAGCCGCCTACCTCACCCAACGGCCCGATACGCTGCACGATTTCCATAATGCCTTTTGCTGCGGCTGGCGTATTGTTACCAAGATAGTTGATTTTATCGGCAAGAGATACAACATCATCCTGACTCATCTTGAATGCTGTGCGCATTTCAGCCATAGCCTGTCCCGCTTCTTCTGCGGAAATATCGAAGGCCACACCCATTTTTACTGCATCTTCTGTAAAACGTGCAATCTCTTTTGTGGCAATACCGGCCTGTCCTGCTGCTGCCGCAATCTTGGCAATGTCGTTGGCCGCCATAGGGAGGCGAGTAGACATATCAATGATTTCTTTATTTAGTTTGGCTAGTTCTTCATCTGTGCCAGTGAATACTTTTTTTACATCAGCCATAGCAGATTCAAATGCAATTGCTTCTTTTACCGCAAATCCTCCACCCGCTAGACCAATAGCGCCAATGGCTAAGCCCTTCTGAGCCATGCCTTGCAGACCTTCCATGTTCTTTTTAAGGTCTGCTGTTTTCTTATTCATGTCGTTAAGCTGCTTGTTTGCCTGCTTAAACCCATTCCCGAAAGATGATGCTATTTTTGCACCAATCGAGAAGGCAATCTCAAATGTTTTTTTAGCTGCCATTCCCCACCACCCAATCTATAACTTTAGTGATTATAGCTTATTTTTTTGGGTGGGAATACGCATTAAAAACCCGCACTAGGCGGGTTATATTTAAGATACCTGTTTAAGGCGCATCGGAGGTTTATATGGATGATCAACCCATATCCCAGTTCTTTGCACAAGCTTGTAGACTTTGTCTTTTTCTTTCTTATAGTAATCACCATTCAATTGATCAAGATAAATATAACCATCTCGCATCTCTGTTACTGGCTGAATATTCGGCGGTATAGATTTCTTGTCAGTTCTTGCTTTTTCCTCAAGCATAGCATCAGCAATTGTATAAGCTTTTTTAACAGAGTCCTCTGCATATACTATGCTCGAACGTCCGGACAGAAGCCCAGTCAGAGCCGCCATTGCAAATTGATCACGTAGAGAGGTGGTCATTGAAATACTCCATACTCTTTTAAAAGTTCTTCTGTAACTACGATTTCCTTAGCTAGTCCAGATGACTGATAGAACGTAGGAGCTTCTGCATTGGTGTTTAGCCAATCAGATATGATGTTTTCAAGTTCTTTGAGTTTTTCCAAGTCATAGCAGACATCTTCTAGGTATCCATCTGAATATTCTGAATATTCTGAATATGCCTGCTCTTGAATCTGATCAATAACTAATTGACCATTAATAAAACTAAGGTGTTCAGCCTGTTGTTTATTGTGAACTTCTATGACCCAGCCTAAAGCATCCTCTTTGCTTGTTGCAATGTCCTCTAGTGCATCAAAAGCCTCCTGTAAATCATCGTAAGCGTGTTCGTCTGTTAGCATATAAAATAAATCAGTCATATCGCTTCTCCTTAACTTGCAGTTATTCACCTTGTAATGCCAAATATTCAGATTTTTTAATTCTAATCATGTCGGGGTGTAGGTGGCATTCCTGCCGTGTTCTGCCGAACCATACCGCCCGAACCAAAAAGCATCCTTGTGCATCCCATACAATAGTTCCGATTGGATAATTCTGATGTGGTGAGGTACTTGGCTCCATACCAAACAATAAATCGCCTAGCTCGTTTAGGTTGGTGTACCCGCCTACAGAGTCATAAAATTCTTTAAACTTTTTGTACTCTTTTTTATTTCCCTTTCTGACTTCATATAGGTTGTTACCAACACGCTTATAAACAGATTTATCCACAATTGATTCATCCTTAATGAAGAATCCAGCAAAAAGCTCTGAGAATATTCCGTATAAACTGCCGCCATAACTTCTGGTTGACATAGTATCAAAGCCGCGCCACTCAGCCTCCTGCTTCCACTGTTTAAACCAGTTTTTACGCTTCTCCCGAATTTGATATATTTGGGCTATGGTTTCAGGGTTTTCTATTTTATAAAACTCGTTGTATTCTTCTTTCACTTTTATTTCTCACTTGTCTTAAATATAGAGCGCAATGCTGCTACAACTTGCTTGATTTCTTCTTCTGTGCGCCAAATGCCAATCCAATTCGACTCATCTTCTGCGCCAAATTCATAATCATACTGACGGTAGTTGCATGTTTTACCATCATCAATAATGAATACAATGCAATCCTCTTTCGGCTCAAAAGGCGCAGGCACTTCAATGCCGTTGATTGTGATAGTACGAGGGGCGAGGCGGAATATATTTTCTGGATTATCAAAAACATTTAATAATTCACGATGTTCAGCCAAGTCAAAGAAGCCACCTACACACTTAACTTGAACAGTTTCACCATTAGCCCAAGCCTTCTTAGCTTCATCTCCGCTAATTAATTCACTCATATTACATTCCTCTGTTAATGTAATGCAGATAGTAATATTTTATTTTATAGTTTGCAATGGCTAAATATAAAAAAGCCCTCAAATGAGAGCTATTTCTTACGGCTTTTTTGTTTCTTTTCTTCTTCCTTGTGTACCTTATTGATTACATCAATCCATTCAAGGCATTCAGATAAAGGTATTTCAAGCCAGTAATGCGGTGTTGTATTGGTGTCTGATCTGCATAGGCTTAGGGCCATACGCATAATGGACTCGGTGTTTAATCCTCGTCCGATTCGCTCATCAAAAAACCCATCACGCGCATGTAAACCTTATTCATTACCGGGCCAGAGAGAGACTGGAAAAATTCAATAGGTTTTTTAGTTCCGACAGCAGCAACCATCAGGCAATATTCCATGTCTGTGCTAGCTACCATTGCTGTGCCACCAGCAGCGGCGTATTGGCGTTTTGCTTTGATTAAATCCAGACCGGTAATATTTTCTAGTGCGGTTAAATCAATCTCTGTATATTCTTCACCTTCAAACTCGAAAGGCTTTTTAAGTTTAATAAGTAAATCAGTCATTTGTCACCTCTGTTAAGTAAAAGGCGGCCACTAGAGCCGCCCTGTAATATTAAGCCAGCTTGCGGTACGGGTCAAGGTAATCAATACCATTAACCTTAAACACGCTAGACATTTTATCAATCTCTAGCAGGGATTTGTTGCCAATGTAGATACTAAGCGTCAATGCCTCAAACGTCATACTGGTCTCAGTCGCCTCACCTACGGTTAAGCTGCCAAGCTCTAGGCCCTTCGGCTTAACGCGCATAGTTACACGAAAACCCTGCGGTAAAGTCTCACCTGTTGCTCGGTCAATAGTCTGCATCCCGGCGCGTAGCGTCAGGGTGGTCCCCATTGGGTTGAGCAGCTTCATTGCCTGTTCTGTAGGCAATCGGAAATTCAGCACTGTTTCTAGTGATTCAGTTTGACCGACTAGGGCGCTATCAATCTCGCCTGCAATGCCAGAGCCAGAGATGGTGTCACTCAGAAATGTAATGCTTGGTAACTCCACATCCATTGTTCCATCTAGCATCTGAGTGCCAACATAGGCATTAAACATTGCAATTTTTTCGGGAATCTGGTTAGCCATGTTTCACCCCTTATTCAAATAGTGTGGCAAAGTATGAAACGTCATACTCTAAGATAAATTCGATTTCCTCATTAGGAACCGGCGGCGCAACATATACACGGAATACAGATTTACCATCGAGCAATTGAATATCAGGGTTATCACCCGGAAGGAACTCAACACGGCCACCCAAGATCACGCCAGCAGCTTGTAAGCTGTTCAACCAGATATTTACCGTATCAACTACAATATCAACCTGTTTGCGGTCAATTGGCTGGTCTAGGCGCTGCCACATTGTTTGAATTAACGTATTTCCAATCCAGTTAAATGTGCGGCGTACTGAAATCCATCGGTCTTTAACATCTGTATTGGCAGGGTAGGCGGCAGTGTTGTTTCCCCACAATTTCCAGCCACCAATAAAGTTAAGCATGGTTACAACACCTTGCCCGTTTAATTGCTCTGCGGCTTGTTGTGGGGTCAACCATACTTCTGTGCCATCAATCAATACTGCGCTATCAGCTTGTACGGATTCGTTAGATGGTGACTTCTGAGGAGTGCCACCGTTATTAGAGTCGGTTGTTGCTGTTACTGCCATTGCCTGAGTGGAAAGATGGTATTTCACGCCACTCAATGAAGCCATAGGCCAGTAAACCTGCTGATGGGCATCCATGATGTTGTTATCATTTTTCCACTTTGCCACGTCCTGATACTTCTTAACGGTATCGGTTGGCACATCAATCAACGCTTGAGCTTTAAACAATCCTGTAACTGACTGAGCTTTTGCCTTCATTACAGCAGCAACGGCAGAGTTACTTGAGTATTTAGGCGCTACAATCTGGCCGATAGTGCGGCGAAACATCGGGAATAGCTGGTCTGTGAGTTCTAACCCGGTTGCTACTCCAGCAACATCGACACCTCCGATAATGTCAGCAGGGGTTACGGCTGTAGGGTTGAGCTTGTCATAGGTAACTGTGATTTCACCATCAACCAGATTGCCGCCATCTACAGCCGCAACAATCAACTCACCAGAAGTGTTGAACATGGTTTCGTAGTCAGTCCCTACGGTTGAGCCTGCAATCGCCACGCTTGATGGAATAATCCCAGCTTCTGGCACTGTAACCTTGCCGTTTGCCAGAGTTACCGTTGATGTTCCTGCTGTTTTGTGTTCTGCCGGGTCTAGTACGTTTACCAGAATAATAGGCGCAACAGCAAACTTGCTGAAATACACGTCAATTGCTTCACTCAGAGTATAGTCAAATAGTCCTGTAGCTGCATTAGCTGGAACAAAGCCGAAGGCTTGCACAGCTTCCGCATAAGTGTAGATCAATTGCGGTTTGTTGATATTGGTTACATCTGTCATGCTAACTGGTGCAGTACCATACACGACAGGGATAGCAGAATCCACTGCAACAGGGGTTAAAATCCCTGTAGCTTCTTCTGTAACGCTTACTTGATGCTTATACGCCATCACTTAGCCCCTTTTAAAATTCGTCTGTAGTATAGCGATTCAACCGTTTCAGGGTCACTTAACCGCTTTTCAAATTGTACCACCTTGTCTAATGGTACGATGAGTTTTTTGAAGTCATCTGGCAGCTCTGGTAATTCACCGATAAATACAGTGCCATGCTTGATAAAGGGCGTATTATTGGTTGGCCCTAAATAAATTCGTTGTAATCTGTCCGTTGAGGGTTTGGTATCAGCCAATTCATTGTTATGCTGATCTCCCAATTCGGGAACGGTTGTTCTTCTGCTATTAGCCACCTGAAACCTCCATCATATTGAAATATGTTGTCTAAAATCGGCTTGTTTAAGATATTATCACGAATGCGATTCATACATAACAATAAATCAGTATCGCCGGTATAATCGGTACTATCATTAAATATCTGAATAATGATTTCAGTTGTTATGCTAAATTGATCTCGCTCTCGCTCCACTCCCTCCTTCGCTCTCACCAGTATAAATGGCGCTTTTTCTTCTACAGTGTCGTCAACAAAAGCTGAATCCTCAGCAGGGAGGTAAAAACCCGGTAGAGGTAAAGGCTGGCGTTTGGCTTGGTCGGCTTGTGTAAGCAATAGGTTTTTTAGTGCATCAGCACATCGGTTGCGCAGGGCGTTTTTTAATTCGATTTCTCTCATCGCATTGCTCTCATCATGTGGTACTCAAGACGTTTTTCATAGTTTTCAGCAGCTACATCAGTGAATACCTGCTTTGTGTTGTCGTTATTCATGAGCTGTGAAATTGCCGGGCCGTACACTGGAGCAATAGGTTTGCTTTTGTCTGTTGTTCTGCGCCACACGCCAAAACCATTAACCTGCTGGATGAAAGCCCGCTTGTACGTTGCCATGCTGCCTTTCTTGGCCCCAGCTCGCAGTATTCTGCCTTTCCCGTTGGTGGGTTTTTTGGGTGTGACCTTGAAATTAATCATGTTTACCATGCGGCTTTTATAGGTAACTGTTGCAGATGTTGGGGATGACTTAACTTTCTCGGCCTCGCGTACACGTCCAGCAGATACAGTGTAACGAGAGCGCACATCCTTGCTTACTGCTGTTTTTGCTTTTTTTACAGCATCAGTAAGTGAGCGCTGGCTAACTTTTAAGGCTTTTTCATAGTTAGGTATCTTATCAATGATCTCATCAATATTTACATCAATCATATCAACGCCCCACATTCCTGATTAAAGTTACAGAGTGAACGCCCATTTTATTCTCTACATTGTCAACAATGAAGTTAATCCCATCAATATTCCATTGCTCACCACGTACCGGGTCACGTTTAAACTCAGATGATGCACAAGTAAAGTAAGCCCCTTGCACAGATACACCTTCGGCATAGTTGGCAGATGTTCGCTCTAGGCGCTTCTCAAACTCATCCTGAGATAAAACACCCTTAATGGCCCGGCCATTAATGTTGTGATATGAGGCCATCTCATTTGGATTGAGAAATACGTTGTAAATATCCGCTTGTACCGCGTCTTTGAAGTTCATATATAAATAACCTCCCAGTCACCACCATCCAATTACATACATCCGCACTCGTATATATAAATTGGATTGTCAAAGTCATCTTTAATTAGTAGACATCCATCTTTTTCACCAAGTACAGCGTACAGTGTGCCGAATGTTAAGCCTTCCCATACCTCACCGTATGCAATTGAAATTTTGACGTACATATTACTCATTTATACAATCTCGCATCATAAAATCCACATTTGCATTTCTGAGGGTGGCATGGTAGCCAACCAAACAACGGGCCGCATTTGCAGGTATTTGGTCTAACTGGTGGGGGTGGTGGAGGTGGTATGATGTGCCTACCGTTATACCCCATCTCGCATGATCTACACTTTCCCATACATCACCTATTAAAAAGCCCCTGTTATGGGGCTAGTATATCAGTAATAGCCCCGAACTAATCAGGGCTGTTACTATTATTTATCTGCTTGTGTGGTCTTGGCTGCGGCCTTTTTCGGTGCTTCAATCAATCCGGCATCAATTAATGCTTTCTCAACTTCCGCGCTTACTTCTTGCTCTCCCGCCTCTACATAGATACGGCCATTGTCCGTACCTAGTGTTACACGGCTCTCTAGTGTAATTTTCGCCATTATTTCACCTTCATTACATAGAATGCATCTGGCTCCAGAGGAACTGGAAGTGGAGCGCACTTAGTTTCAACCACGACACCAGCAGGGTTTTTCTGGTTCAAGTACATATTAGGCACTCGGCGCAGAGCTGCAAAACGGATAGTCTGGTTTTTAACATCGTTGATCTGTACCACACCGTAAGCCATCATGGTTTCAGCATTCGGGTTGGCGAACAAAATCTTACCTTCTGGAACCAGCTCAACTACAGCGTGAGAGCCGTCCTTGTTCTGAACGGTTACAGATTGGCTGTAAGTGTAGACATTCAGACCCGCAAGGTTAGCCACTAGGCGAACGCTATCACCGTTTGCTAATGCTGCCTGATTCACCTGACCAACATTAGTATTCAACTGGTTTAGCTGCTTTTGCAGTTTCTCAGAGCTAGACGCATTAGCCCAGTCGTTAGGGTGCATCCATACCTCAGTAGGGGTGTAGCCTGAACGAGTCTGAACCTGCTTGATACCGCGCTCTAGGTCTGCCAGTGGGTCAGAGGTTGCTGGTGCAGTCCACAAAGCGCCTCCTGCAAGTTCCTCATAAGGCTTGTCATTGTTATCCCAAAACTGGATAACCTGATTATAGCCGGGGCCTTCAACCAATACCTGACCAGTGAACAGAATTTGTGAGACCATCCATTCTTCACGGCGGGTAATTGCATTATCTTCATCAAGTAAATCCTTGCGGATTAACTGAGCCATGCGCTGCTCTGGTGTAGAGTTATCACTACCATCAACAATAACAATATCATCACCACGCTCGGCACGTAGAATGTTTTTGCGAGTAATTACGCGTTGTGGTGCAACTTCTGGAGCTTCAAAAACTGTAACAGATTTCTTGTCACGCTCCATGACCATACCGCCGATTTCTGGCGCAACGAATGGTGCCACCTGTTTGCCGTTCTTGGTGTATTCAACCGGGATTTCGCCATCGGTGAAGAATTGAGCATTACCAAAGAAACGGTCACGCAGTACAGAAGGGGTTACATTCAGCTTGCTTGCAACCTTGATTAAGCGTTCAAAAGTGATAATTTCCATGTTTCCCCCATTAATCTACAGATTTAATTACATCTTTGAAATAGATGCCTTTTGTACGTGCTTTAATCGTTAGGTCATCCACTGATAGTACAATCTCAGCAGCGTCTAGGGCGCGTTGTACTGCGTATTTGTTAAACTCGCCTTCCTCATAAGCAGCAATAGCGCGGCCAATGGTGGTGTCTGTATTGTCTGCCAGAATTGCTACAATCTGGTCAGTAGCAGAAGCTGGAACCGTGAGTTCAAACGGTGTAGCTCCCTGAATGAGTGGAGTACCGCGAACCAGTTTACCAGTCACCGCAGCCGCTAGAGTGTAGCCATCAGCAGGGATTGATTTAACGCCAGTTGCAGCAAACAGGCTGTCACCCGCTTCCGTTGCATATTTTCGTACTTGTAATTGAGCCATTTCATCACCCCTTAATTAATGACGCTTCAAGCGCATTGGCAATTTTATCTTCTTTGGTTTCTGGTTTATCATCATCGTTTTCAACCGGTGTGGCTGGAACGTTGTTGATAATTTGGCGGTCTTTGTTAGCGTTGTCAATAGCGGTCTGGCCTTTGTCCTTGGTAGATTTAAGAGCTTTGATTGCAAACTCACCGACAGACAGGCCATTTGTAATGGCTTCTTTCGCTAAATCTTCCTGACCAGCTAGGGCAGCATCATTAATATCCTGAATACGCTGACGCTCAGCCTCTACCGCGTTTTTGATTTCGGTCTGAATATTGGCGCGTACTTCCTCGGCATGAGCCTTGGCTACGTCACTGTATTCAGCTTTAAATTTTGCTAAATCCATCGGATTAATCACCTCTTTCGGTTTATCATTCGCTGATTTTACAGCATTTAAAAGGTCTTGTGGTATGTTTTTAAGACGTTCGCTAGACATAGTAATTACATCGGAGGTTGAGGCCGCTACAGCCACACTAAGAATCTCATCAATAAAGCCGAATTCCTGCGCCTCTTTTGCCGTCATCCATGTTTCAGCATCCATCAATTCAATGACTTTTGCTTCTTCCATGCCTGTTTTTTCTACATAAGTCGCAACTAATGCATCACGAACCTTATCCAGCACATCGGCCATTTCCCGCATTTCCTCAGCATTACCGTAAGCCAAGGTTAATGGGTTATGAATCATATATAGCGCATTAGCAGGCATTGTAACCACATCACCAGCACTGGCGATAATGGTTGCGGCGGATGCTGCCAGACCATCAATAAATACATTGATTTTCTTGCCACTAGCTTTAAGCAAGCTATAGAACGATGTTGCTGTAAATACTTCGCCACCACCTGAGTTAATGCGGATATTAAGCTCATCTCCGGTGGAGTTTTTTAATCGGTACGCAAGTGTTTTTGCGTCTAGTTCATCCCAATAACTGCCAATCTCACCATAGATATATATTTCATCTATAGAATTGGCATCAGTGGCACTGTTTTTAATCTGTAGCCATTTCATAAGTCCCAGCCCTCGCTCTTGCCTATTCCGTACCCATCCCAGCCCTCAAATTTACGCTTGTTCATTATCCACACCTTGTAATCCTGCGCGTTTACGATCTTCTAGTTCGCGTCTTAATGTATCATTAACTTGGTCAAACGTCATGCCATTAGTACGCTGAATGATATTCTCGCGCGTATCCACGCCAATCTCAAGATTGGTTTTGTTGGCATTGGCTTCTTGAGCTGGGTTTAAGCTGGTTTGAGCCGGGCCAATCCACTGGGCTTTACACCATGCCGCCTTAATAACCGGGTCATCAAAGAATCCATTCGCCTGAATGCGTCCTAGCCCCACGGCTTCGGTTAGCCACTGTTCATAGATAGGCTGGCAAAATGTTTGAACTAGCCAATCCCGGCGCATAGAATACATTTTCCATGCTTCCTGTAATGCACCGCGAGCAGCAGAGTAGGATGATTGGAAGTGAGCAACTAATACCTCATATGGCATTTCCAAGCCTATACCAAGCTGTCTAATGTAGTTCTGCATTACGCTATCAAAAGATGTGTTTGTTCGTGTGGGATTCACCAGATTGAATTTTTCTCCCGGTCTACCTTGAATAATGTTGCCATTACCTAGCTCAATAACTGAGTCATCTTCTGGAGCAATTTTATCAATATCTTGAATACCGCCTTGCATGAAGCTACCAGCTTGTGCCTCAGTCTCAATGAACACGGTACAGAATGCAGCAACGATATTTGCCATTAATTCTGCTTTGGTGTAGCGGTCAATCTGCACAAGGATTTCCATGATCGGCGCGAATGCTGATACACCCCGAACCTGCCCGACACGCTCCCAATCCTGAGATATTTGCAGCAGCAGTGGAGTGCCGTTGTCGCCATAGAACGGTATACGCTTATGATCATCGCCGGTGTAGTCATCCATGATGAAAGCTGCTACTGATTCGCCCATATTTCCAGTTTCGATACCAGCAATAACTTTCTTGTTGTTACCTTCTTTCATTGGTGTGCGAATACGGTCTGCCTCAATAAGCTGAACCCGCAGGCTGTACGGTTGCCCCGCAAGGGTGTTAGCAGGGAGTAAGGCAAATACATCACCGTTTACCATTGCTGAAATCAGGGTTAAGCCCTGTAATTGGCCAAAGGTCTGGCGGCGACTTGCATCACAATCTTTAGAGTCTGCCCACACTGAAAACTCAGCTTTTACTAGGCGCTCCCAATCAGCAGCTTGCTCATCGGTTAGATTCAATAGTTTTGCGTCTGGTTTTGGAGATAGTGTTAATCCTGAGCCTACCACGTTGGTACGGATTTTATTGACTGGTCCGCGAGCAAGGGAGTTCGCCATATACATGTGACGAGCGCGGCCATGCAGCGTGTCAATATTCTCCTCAATGTCCTGTAGTGGTGAATTAGGGGTAGAGTATGTACCACGCGCCCAATTCTGTGAAGTCGATGCACCAGACTGGCTATAGTTTTTAATCAATTGCAGTTGAGCGCGCTTAACTTCACGTTTTAAGGCCCATGATGGTGATATTTTTTCAATAAGTGACATATTCACCCCTTAAAGGTCTCTTGGGATTACGCGCATAACGCGGTTGATTCCGCATGTGTTGCCGGTGATCTGGTCAATAATATCCTGCCAGTATTGCAATTCTTTCTTGATTTCACCGATATTCTGACGCGTTAATGTGCGACCATCAATGGTGTAAGACTTGGCAGACATTACAGCTTTATACGCCTCTTTCCAGCCTAGCAACATCTCTGTTGCTTCTTCAAGAGTCCAAGGACTGCGACATCTCATAGCGTATCCCCTTTTTATTTAGATAATTTAGCATAGTTTACATGAAAGACTACGCAGGTTGTAAAATGTTTGGATAGTAAAAAGCCCCTAGAGGGGCTTTAGTTTAACGCCAATTCCAAGTGTGACAAACCACCATGAATCCATCCAGACCATTTCACCTTTAAAATAAAAAATCTGGCCATGTGCATCAACATAGTAATGCGTAGCCCTTCCGGGGCGTTGGCTTTAATGTGTTGTGGGGTCATAATTTAATACTCCATGCCATCATAAAACCAGCTATAAAGAAGCAGGCACACCCAAAGAAATAGGCTTTAAGGGTTATCATTTCGGAAGCTCCAGTATTAGCCAGTGAGTAGGTTTTTTATCTAATGGCTTGGTTTCATTTAAATTGTACCAACCTTCAATGTAATGCTCGCCACCATAACTAAAGGCATCTAGCCACACCATGTCATGAAAAATATCCTTTCCATCTGTTAATGTAACAATTTGGCCTTTATTTGGCTTCTGATGGTAGTAATCTAGTGGTATCCATTTATTCATTTATCACCTCAAATCTTTCAACCAAAAAAGAAAATATTTTGTTTTCGATGATATAGACTCGATTATTACAATCCATTTTCATTACTGTATAAACTCCACCGAGCTTTAAGATTTTTTGACCTTCCGCGTTTACACATTTTATCCTTTGACCTTCTTTCATGTGGACTCCTGGGCTTCGATAATAGCCCCAATAATTCCCTCGTGATGGGCTATTTCTCTATCTACTTCTTTACTTGGCGAATCCCACTTGGCAACATTCGACCAGTTTAAACATTCCTTTAAAGTGTCAATAGGCACTAAAACCAATTCACCGGTTGCTATACGAAGCATGTCAGCAGGACTGATAATCGGTTTTATGGGTTCTCTCAGTTCGTGCTCATAGTGACGTTGTGTGGCACCAATCACAGTTGACCACTTAATTCCTTTTTGGAATATGCCGCCACCAACACGAGCTGGGGCATCAAGGGTAGGTTCCGGCACCTCTTGGATTTTGGCTTCCCCAGTCTCTAAGTGCAACATTCCAATGCACGCGCACCAAGTAGTCCACTGACTATTAATGCCCTCAACACCATCTCCGGTGTATAGCTTTTTATCTTCATCAAAGCCAAACAGTTTTGCTTTTGGGTGCACACCTTCAAAATCACCACGTCTTAAATCAATTTCAGTCATTGGTTTGTTCCTTATGCTCAGTGCGAATATCAACACCACAGAATGGGCAATAATTTAAAGCAACACGATTTTTTTTGAATCGACCTGCAACAATTTGAAGTCTGGCAGAATTAATCTTACGATGGCTCATACACTGAGCCTGAATATCACCATATTCATTACGAGTTACTTCACTGAGAAATTCACACATTTCAATCCAGTTGCCAGTATTTACGCATTTTTCAGTCATTGGCTGGATCCTGTGCTTCGATCAAGAACAGTGACATGATTTCAGTGCCGACGTCATAACCGTACTCACCATTATCAACATCCTCTTGAGTAACAATGTGATCCACCGAATAGCCTGATTCTGCTAAAACTATTCCATAGCCAACTTGAGAAAAATTACCATCTTCAACTGGATTGCATGTTTGATTAGCAAGTCTTTCTCTGAAGCTTTCAATCGCACACTCAGCTTCATGTTTCGCTTCTGCTAAAGTGTTGTGAACTTCATAATTTTCACCATCATGACTGAAGTACTTAATGTTTTCAGTTGGCATCAAAACAAACCCTTCTGGCACCTCTTTGGCTGCTTGCCATATCTCATGTGACAACTGAACGTATGAACTACGATATTTGCCATTACGAATTTCAAAAACAGATTCAAAAGGACAGTCTTTGTTTTTTAATGACTCAACCATCCCCTTATAAAAATCAGTCTTTGAAAATGCTAACTCAAAAGCTTCATCTTTCTGAATATCCATCTTTAAATCCTCTGAATAGCGGGCATTATACCCGCCTTATTAATTAATCATCCCAAGACAGGCCGCCACCAACCTGATAGTCAGTTACGCGTGTTTCAAAGAAGTTCTTTTCTTTACGCAAGTCCATCATCTCAGACATCCAAGGTAGAGGGTTTTCAATATGCGCCCAATCCTCAACCTGCGGTAATCCGATCTGCTGCAACCGGCGGTTGACTATGTATTTAAGATAATCGCTAATCATCTCGAAATTCATGCCAAGGATACCGCGTGGTAGCATAAGTTTAGCGAAGTCTAGTTCTAACGCTAACCCCTCCATGATGAGGTTCTGCGCTCGCTGCTGCATTTTCGTTGTCCAGAGGTGAGGGTTCTCATATTTAATCTGGTTGATTACGTCAATGCCGAAATTAAGGTGCATTGACTCGTCACGCAGAATATATTGAAACTGCTCTGCAACGCCAGACATTTTGTTTCGGCGGCCAAGGCTTAAAACCGTTGGGAATCCGCAGTAGAAGAATACCCCTTCAACAATGACGTAGTAGGCAATCAGGTTTTCCAAGAAATCATGATCTGAGCTATTTTTATCAGCAAGGGATTTAGTTTGTTGTCCTGCCCATGCCATTTTAGCTGCCATTTCTGGCACTTCCCGGTACTGGTTGAATACCTTGCCTTCATCCATGCCTAGGGATTCAATGCAATACTGATAAGCGTGAGCGTGAATACCCTCCTCAAATGCTTGTCGTAGCAGGTATTGGCGGCATTCTGGCGCTGTAATACGCTCGTAAATCGACAATACTAGATTGTTTGCAACCAGAGTGTCAGCAGTTGAGAAGAATCCTAGCGCGGTCTCAACAATATGACGCTCATCTGGTGTTAATCCATCATCAGATTTCCATAGCTTAATATCATTGCCCATTGGCACCTCTTGAGGCATCCAGTGGTTAGCACATCCATCAAGGTATTTCTGCCATGCCCAATCGTATTTGAATGGAATGAGCTGGTTCACGTCTGATGTGCCATTGATGATGCGCTTATCTTCTGCACGTAGGTGCTCATTATTGAATGCGCCTTCAAGCAGGTTTTTGTCTTTTAGTCGTTGTTTGGCTGCTAGTAACATTATTATTTACCTACATTCGCCATAAAAACAGTGAATGCGTCATGGCCTAAAAGTTCAACCAGCTTATCCCGCATGTGATTCATTTTGATGTTGGAAATACGGAACGATTCATTCATTTCCGCAAGGTGCTTTTTCTGCTGTGCTATTTTATCCTGTAGCTGCTTGTAACCTTCGCTAGAAATAAAATCAGCATCAGGTTCATGCTTCTTGATTTCGGTTTTAATCAGAGAGATTTTATAGGCGAGTTTTTGGAGCTGTGGAGCTAGGCCAATGTCAGGCATTGATTCATGCAAAGCGTATTGCTGACTCATGAGTATTTCATTGTAGTTTAGGGCGCTTTTTAGTTCTTCAACACCCATTTCTTCAAAGCGTTTAGGCTTTTTAGGTGGTATGTAGGCTTGACCCGAACTCTGCCATCCATTTTTATAAACTGGCTTGTTGTCCATGATTTCTAATGCTTGGCGTTGATCTTCAAAATCGTACATGTTTTATTTCCTGTTAATTGTGTTCTGCCTTATGCAGTGTTTGGAATAATAAAATAATATTTTACGTTATGCAATAGTGTAGGCATAAAAAAATCCAGCTTGTGGGCTGGATTTAGTAATTTTAGTAGAGTGAACAACGGCAGGAATCGAACCTGCGCGAGTGGTGTCTAAACTGTTCCCCACTCATACGACTGCTATCTCGTATTAGAAAGCCGCTCTAACCAACTGAGCTACGCCTATTCACTCTCTAAAATTGCCACACTGTTCGTGGCTGTCACTTAATTATTTTATTTTCGGAAATTAAGAATCCTACAATCATGTCTTTCCATCAGTCAATTGATTGGCAAGTTGCGACCTCTTGCTTGTGCATCTTCATCGAATTTCACGAGTCTGCAACGCACTTATCATTTTACCGTATCGCCTACGGATTCAATCAATAAGCACACTTTAAACCATTATTTTAAGCTGTGCAATACCCTATCCATAAAAAAACCACCCCGAAGGGTGGTATTAAACCCGCCAGAGGAACGGGTTGAGTAATAATACTACATTGTCACGCCATTAGACAAGCGGCGGCGGGGCTGTTGTGCTGGGGCTTGGCGTACTCCAGTGCTTCGGTCAATCATGCTGCTCAGGCGTACCAAGTCATCAGCATTAGGAACGATTAGTTCAGCAGCGGCTTGAGCATAGTTCCTAACGTCCCACGCCTCGTTTCGGTCACGTATCTTGAACCAGCCGCCTTTAGGCTTACCATTCACTACTTTCACCTCATACCGCTCACCAAGAAGCATTTTAAAATACTCCTCATCATACCCAGCATCCTCACGCCGGTTAAAGTGGCAGTATCCGGGGCCTTCGGTTTCTTCATGTATACGTGACCACATTTTTGATTTACCTGCATCAACGTACAAGTCAAAACGTGTGGCGTTAAAATTGCTGGTTTTCACAGGCTTGCCGACATACGGACCCTCACGTCCTGTACCCTTGATTGCAAACACACGGCGAGATTCACGCATGGATGTGAACCGGAACACCTCAGAACCAAAGTGACCGCCTGAGTCAATAAATGTGGCACTTATGCTGGCCTCGCCGCCTAGCTTATAATACCTTGGTTTCAGAAGCCACTCATCAAGCTCCTGCCATACACGAGGATTATCTGGAGAACCCATGAAAACGCGGTATTCAATACCCCAAGACTCGAAGCCAACACCCCAGCCTACTAATTCGGCCTCTAACCGGTCATCCTGCACGTCTACACCAGCAGTTAATAAACATACTGGGTCTGGTATCTCGGCATCATAATACTCCCGGCGTTTGTCGTGCAGGTGGGTGTGTTCAGCAGAGCTGTATGCGTTTTTCTTGTACGGCAGGCCTAGCATGAGGTTATAAAATGTCTGTTTCTTTTCCTCATCCCTTGAGTGGATAGCCTCAAGCCATTTTAAAACAATCTCCTGCAAGGTGATGAGAGGAGAGTATAGGGCGCTAAGGTAGAAGCCTGCTATATCTGATACAGCGGTTTTGCGCCATTCCCCCCGACCAATCCATTCAGAATCCACGCGACCCGCACCCTTCATGGTTTCACCGCATTTCACGCACACAATTCTAGCAGTCTTGCTGCGCTCCTCATCGGTTCCCTCCTTGTCCCATACTACGCTAGTCTTGAAATCAATTACCTGCATGAAATCGCAGTGGGGACAAGGCACAAAATAGTTGCGCTGGTCTGATTTAAGGTATAGCGCTTCAATCTTTGATGTGCCTTCTTCAAGTGGGGTAGATGAGTCAATAATTTTCTTATTGTAGAATGTCCGTGTACGCTGTTCGGACAACTCAAGTGGTGAACCCTCTCCGGCAATCTCATTAGGAAAACGGTCAATCTCGTCTCGCAGTAGAATGCGGATAGGTTTTGATGCCAGAGATGCAGGCGAGTTACTACCAGAGAGAACCAGATAGCCACCCGGATAAGGTTTGTAAAACATGCTCGGCTTATCTTTATCCGTTTTTCTTCGATTCTCGTCAGTATCTTCAATAACTTTTCCAGACAATGATGGACTAGCCTTAATCATTGGAGAGATACGAATTTGCGAATATTCTTTTGCAGTTTGTAGGGTTGGCTGTACCATCATTTGCGGTGATGGCTCTTGATCAATGTAATAAGCACAAACATTGTTTAATGCCTCTGATTTACCCGACTGAGAGGCAAACATCAATACAATGTGCTGATAGTCTGGGCTACTACACTCATCCATTGGTTCGCGCAGGTATGGAGTAAATGAGGTTCGCCACTTGCCCGGCGTTGATGATGTTTCCGTGGTCAAAACCCTGTTAGCATCAGCCCATTCAGATACGCTAATGATTGGCTTAGGCTTAAACGCTGATAAAAATGCTTGTGTATAAACGCCCATTATTAACCTATTTTCTGTAACTGCTCTAATGCTATGTTTAATTCTTCTTCAACAATACGTTGAATCTGAGTAATTGTTTTGCCTTCTGCGCGAGCTGCGATTGCTGGAGAAACAGAGATGATCTGCTGCCTAACCATTGCAGCAAGTTTTGATGCCTCTGCTTTTACGTCTTCAACAAGAATATACTTTCCTAGCTCAACCTCATAATCAAACTGGCGGCGGCGCGCCATCCACTCCTTTTCCTCAGTCTTGGCTTTGTTATAACGTGCGCCAAGGTCCTTGTCTGCTGGTGTGGTTTCGTCATCATCTTCATCGCTGATTTTGTCATGGTCATAACCTCTAACCTGTTTCTTGGTTTTTCTTGGGTCTCCACCGTGCTTAGCTCCGGCCTCGGCGGCTTTCTCAAAACCTACGACTCGGTTTTCCTCCCAAGCCTTCATGCCTTCATCTTTTGGAATCTTGGTTCCTACCGTTGGAATGCGGCCCTGCTTGACCAGCTTGTTAATTCTTGGGCCTGAAACGCCCACCAGTTCTGCAAATGCTTTCTGCGTTAATAATTCCATAGTTACACCCCTCTGATAGCTAAATATTAACACAATCCGCAACGGCTGTTAATTTGGTTAAAAATGTTATGTTATAACATTTCTGTCAGGGTCCTTATTGTTTCAAAAATTGGATGCTACCCTTTCAAAAATGAAATCAAATTCAGCGCGAGTTTGCGGTCGTTCGCGCC